GGCGCCTGCCCTGCCATGAGGTCGGCCTGGCTGTCTGTGGCCAGGACCGTACATTAGTCAGATAGTGAACGACGAAAACAATACAAATGTTTGTTGATTATGAGAGTAGAAGATTTAACGAAGTTTGAAGGAGAATGTCCTAACATAGTCGTATTTGGTGCATATATGGATATTAGGGTTCCATTAACGAAGAAATGGAAGAAAATTATTAACGAGAGAGGAATATCAGCCAGTTTAATGTTTGAATGTGTAATGATGTGGAACTACATCCTGGAAGAAGGTCTTGAAGACTGGGATGAGGATGATTATAGATTTTACGGGCTACCTCTATTTAAAGCTACGGCTGTAAAATACGGATGGGATAATCCTATAGGGGAAGACAGCGGGAGAGAAAGAAAATATGATTCACAGTATTAAATGGGCATATCATGAGCACAAGTAAAGAATGCAAGGCAGTAAGGAACTGTATATTAAATGAACTTCACCTTACCAAAGAAGATATAATCAAAAACATAGAGCCGTTATTGGAGAAACACGTAAAACGGTACATGGTTAATATATATGGAGGTGACAACCAGATAGAAAACTGGATCAGATGCATGGTGAATGATGAACTCAAACGAAGAGATCATGATTTTGTAAGAAAAGCGTGCGAGAGCGTCATCAGGGATCATGTATTAAATGAGTTGAATATAATCGTAAGATCCAAAAGTGAGAAATGTACATGTGAAAACAGAGTACCATCCGAAGAGGATAAGAAAGAGTCAACTGACGGACTGTATATAATCTACAAAGACGGACATGCAGAGCCGTTTACCGGCGATAACTCCAAAGATTGTGTACGATACATTGGGTTGAAGCACAGATACATGTCATTTGCAATCTCACTGACGGAGCATGATATCATACAATTGCTTGACGATGATAGCCGTGAAGAATCCGGAAGTGGGACATATTACGAACGTGAATGTGATGCGCTGTTTGACATTGACGGACGCGGCAATACGGAACGCCTTGTAACCAGAAATCCAAAATTGAGAAATCTGCTGGAAGATGGCGAGTATATACCATCTCTTGGTCAATTAAATTTAATGGCCCATTATATGGACGAACTAAACAAAGCATTCACTTATGTTTCGGCATCTCCCCTCTCCTCGACGTGGTATTGGTCCAGTACTGAGAGCAGCCAGGCCGTCGCGTGGTACGTGGTCTTCTCCAATGGCCTCACGGGCACTGGCAACAAGCACATCGGAGACATGGTTCGGGCGGTAATTGATTTTTAAAAAGGATTACATATGATAACATCGGTAAAAATAAAAGACAATACAAAAACTCCATTTGAATATGTTTCGGATATAGAAGCATTTGAAAATGGCAGAGAATTTATTTTCAAGTCAGGAGTGAATGTAATTATAGGTAAAAACGGTAGTGGAAAATCAACCTTACTTAACATCATATCAATGTATGCGTTATGCGAGAAATCCATGTGCTCTGAAATGCCGACCGAGGCACTGGATTTTCCACCTATATTTGATGACGATGATAAGGTTTTTGATGGGATTGATATATCATCCGATTATGCAGGGAAAGTATTCCGTTTATTGCCATCGGCGGAGATGAATCAAGATAGCGTATTGAAAAACATCAGCAACTTAGATTTGTATGTGAATAATATTCGAAGATCTTATGGAGAGAAAGTGGTGTTATCATTGGAATCGCTTTTCAATTTAATGTTCGGTCAAAAGGATTATACATTTCCAATACAAGATCTTGTAGAATACAAGAAAAAATCAAATGCGTTTTGGATTAAAAGAGTTGATAACCTGTTGAAGTATTATAAAAGAAACCGCATAACATTAACAGAAAGCAGTTTTGAATACACGGTTCTCATGGATGAGCCAGATAGGAATCTTGACATTGACAACATAATGCAAATTTATAATGTATTGTCATTCCATAAACCACAAACACAAATTATAGCCATAGTACACAATCCGGCGTTGATTTACAAGTTAAGCAAATTAGATTGTGTGAATTTCATAGAGATGACAGAAGGATATCTAAACAAAATTCGCATATTTGCATCTAATTAATTGAAGTAATTATATACCATTTTTTTATAAACTTATCACAATGGCTTATTTCATATTAATGGGAAGAAGAATCCCCAAGCAAGCTATAACAGGCTTCAAGTTCCAAAATGAAACAGATAACATTCGTCCTTTTCTGTCAATCAGGATAAGGGGAAAGGACGAAATTATACCTTTCAAAGATAAAAAGGAGATACAGTCTGTAAAAGCGCATCTGTGTTCTGTCTTCTCCGGATTTGTAAAAATAGGCGACTGGTATCTCAAGATGTCGGAAGTTAAGGAATATAAGCCGGTGACTGCCGAAGACATGAACCCCTACATCTTGTTTAAGACATCTAAGTTCGGAAACATAAAAGTTCGTTTCCCGAAAGATGAAGATATGGATGCCGAATTATTGGTGTTAGATCAACTTTTTGATGTAGAATGAATTATTGATCATATTTTAGAAATCATGACCTGGAAAGAATTGAAAGACAAAATATCCCTTATGACAGAAGAAGAGCAACAGAAAGAAGTTGCAGTCTGGGGAGAAAATATGAATCTAATGAAAGATTGTTCCTTGGAGAAAACAGACGAGGATTTGTACTATAATACTGAATGGGATTATACTTGTGAAGAGAGTGAATTGGAACCGGAAGACAAGAATGACCCTGATGTACATAAGGTATATGAAGCAGGAATGCATTATATTTATTCAAATTGATTTAAAAAAGATCTGATTATGGCAGTATTAACAACACTAAATATAACGGAAAAGAATGATAACAACAGTTTATCTGTAACTGTTAAAGTGAATATCACCAAAAAAGGAATGGTTACCACTACTTTATCAAAAGAAGATGTGGATAAGATTCGTTCTTATGGGATCAAATTACCTACAAACAGATTAGGTAACGAAGGATATTTCAATAGCACATCATTTTCTGATCTGGTGAGTCAAATCAGGGAAGTTCTGAAGAGATGTTTGAGTTATAAAATAGTAGAAGAAGTACCTGTTATTAAGTATCAGTTAGAAACTCTCTGTTCATTTGCCTATGACAAAAACGGAGACATTGTCCCTAACCCCTCTAAGGAATGGACAGGAGGCGATGAAAATGGAGAGATGGAACTTCCCGTTTAGATGCCTTAAACACCCAACCTTTCGGTTTTAGTGTTTATGCAAAACCATTTCTAAAAAGAGTAATTGAATATGGAAATGGAGAGACAAAAGTAGAATACGGCAGGTTAAATACAGAAAAAGGAACTTATGCGCACTGGCTGAATTGTGTAACGAGCATATCATACAATAGACATAAACAGGTAATGGAAGTGGAGTGTAACGAATGTACCTCGAAATTATTCGTTGATATGATCAAGTCCATTTGTAATATAAGCGAACAAGTTAAGAGTTTTGTCAATCCAGAACAAATAAAAGCAATTGCGGAGTCAAATGAACCGATTTTGCTTTTATCTAACAACTAAAAAATCATGAGGTATGTATGTGTTTTTATCTGCTTTCTGTTATGGCTTATTTTTACATTGTTATTATCATCAACTGTCATAGGATTGGTTATAAGCGTGAGTGATGAATGACAGGAAATGGGTGACAAAATAATAGATAAACTTTAATAAAATATGAATAAGAATATAATCAACAACGCTCAACTTTTAGAGATTAAAACTAAGATTAGACAACTTGGAGCAATGATGAATGCATATCAATGCAGGTTTGTGGTTTCTTCGGGTCAATTGTTTTTTGTGGATGATGAATATGCTGGAACGGTTAAACTGACTAATCTTGATAATGGAGAATCTAACATATCATTCCCTTCATGTGACGATGGATTGATAATCAATCCAGCCGATAAGCATATTAAATAATTTCAAAACTAAAAATATTTAAATTAATTAAACAATAATAAGATATGAAACAAGATATAGAATTTGCTGTTCCTCTTTTTAAAGCTGGTGCAGAATGGCGCATTAACAGCGTGTGGCATTCTATAACAGTAATTCCAGATTGCCACCGTTTTATTGTGTTTCTCCCTAAGAAATCAACAATAGGATCAAAGAATCCAATTATGGGTATATTGGAAGAGAACAGAACTTTTATATCCAGCCGTCCAGGATGTATTTTATGCAGATTAGATGAAATGGAATCATGGGCTTATTTGGATGATCTATTACCTTAGGTAATTATATACTCAATTTTAAAAGTTAGAATTATGAAAAAAGATTTAACAGACAAAGAAAAAGAGGAAAGAATGAATTACCTTACCATTCATAAATGTAAAAACGAGGATGAACGTAAAGAGTTAAAAGAATTATGTGATTGGTATTTTAAGGATACTCCTACATTAACTATGTCTTTTTCTTTAACAGAAGAAGATTTTCGGGTAACAATGGAAAGGGACGTGGAGTTGTCGGAGGTAGCCAGAGCGGTAAAGAATCAACACCATAAGAAGAAAATTTGAAAGGTTATGACCGACAGAGAACTTCTTGAAGAAAACAATAAGATGTTAAAGGAAATTCTAAGTTTTGTGAGAAAAGTTGATTCTGCTGAATACAGGGATCATCAAGACTTTATGGAATTTCTTAGAAATGTGGCAGCCGATATATGGGTAGAATATACGGAGCCTGAACAAAGAGGTAGATTGTTTAATTTAATAAATAAAAAGAAATGAAAACAGTTTTTGATTTAAGCAGAGATGAGATTGTGTCATTGACAGACGAAGAGATAAGTCTGTATATAGACAAAGAGCTTGCTGGTAAAGGTATTCCAATTGAAGCTAAAAACTGGAATATAAAGAACGAAAAAGAAGTCGTGTATCCAAGAACAGGAGTTCCAGTATTTATGATTATTTAACCAACAAAACCACCATACTTTAGAAGGTGGATGAATTGGTTTGATTAATTTTGAATCAAAATTACAGATAAAAAAAATGATTTCATACAAATACAACATCTATCATTCCAAGAAAACGAAGTATCTCGACAAAATGCTTCGAGAATGTTGTTTTGTATGGAATCATGCTTTAGCTCTACAACGTAGATACTACAAACTGTTTGGAAAATATATCTCAGTTAGTAAAATGAAAAAGCATTTTGCAAAAAGGATAAAAAGAAATCTTCTTCATTCCCAAACAGTGCAAGAAATACTTGAACGTCTTGATGAATCTTATAATCGTTTCTTCAAGAAATTGGCTAAACGACCTCCTAAGTTTAAATCACCGGAAAAATTCAATTCTTTTGTATTCAAACAAGGTGGGTTTACCCTGAATGGTAATTGTTTAACAATTAACAAAGGGAAGAAACGATTTAGATTTTCATACAGTAGAGTCTACGAAGGTAATGTTAAACAAATTAGAATAGTTAGAGAAACATGCTATCGATATAGCCTGATAATTATTACAGATCATAATCTTATAAACTCTTATAGAAAGACACATGATGGTGCATCTATAGGGTTGGATTTTGGCCTGAAAACTTATCTAACTAAAAGCGATGGTAGCAAAATTGATTCTCCACTATTCTTCAAACAATATCAAAACAAGATTAGAAAACTAAACAAACGGATTTCTAATGCAAAGAAAGGATCCAACAATAGAAGAAGGAGACTGTTTGAACTCCAACAAACGTATCGTAAAATAAACGATCTTCGATCGGATTTTCAATGGGGATTAGCACACCAGTTATGCAAACAATATGATTATATTTTTATTGAAGATCTAAACATTGAAGGAATGAAGCGTTTGTGGGGAAAGAAAGTTTCTGATCTCAGTCATTCTTCTTTTATTGACAAACTTACGTATGTTGCTTCAAAGTATGGAGTAACGATACACAAGATTGACAAATGGTATCCTTCTTCCAAAACTTGCGAATGTGGCTGCATTAATAAAGGACTGTCGTTACGCGACCGCACGTGGGTATGCCCGTCGTGCGGAGCGGTAAACGACCGTGATGTTCTTGCAGCCCGTAATATACTTCGGAAGGGCATTTCCGAATTGGAGAGCAAGAGTAATTCCAGCGATATTAATATCGGGGTTTCTTGCGTTTGTATCCAAGAATCCCATTTGCTTTAGCGATGGGAGTGTGTCAACGGCATCGGTTTTAGAACCATAGAAGGTGCAACTGAGGTGGCTAATTTGCTTGTTAAATATAATGCATTTAAAATAGAATCAAGGTTTCTGACAGGATCGTATGAACAGTTTTGGATCATAAAAGAAAGTGTTTGCCCGGCTATTAAAGGGGAAGCGGGGTATAGCAAAGAAGAGTTTGATAAGGTAAACAAGGAAAACCAAGATCCAGAATTGGAAAGTATAAATTCCTTCAATAACACTTTGAAAAATGCCAATGAAATTAAAGACAGGGTGTTGAAATACGTGTACAACATAAAACAAGAGCGTTCATATAACAATGACCTGGTTGGTATCTTTGAAAGGTATAAAGATATAGCAGACGGTGATATGGAGGTAGCTATGAATTTTATTAAGGAAGCCTATCCATTCAATGAAGAAACAGAGTCGTTTATCAGAAAAAAGTTTGACATGCCTATACCGGACGAATCAAAAGAGCAGTAATTAAGCTAAATTAAATCATTTTGAATCTTTTTTATTATCAAAAGACATATCTTTGCCCCAAAAAAAAACAAACATAATGGAAGAAAAAGAGATAAAAGAAGCTATGATTGAAGCCCTGACGCACTTAGAGGGGTGTAAGTATTTCGTGGCTACGATAGTAAATGAAGAGGAAAGAAGATTTGATATGAGCCAAAGAATGTCACAGCATCAATTGGCGTTAGTTATAAAAGGTATCTTATCTAATAATGAGATGATGATGATGGACGTTTTGCAGTGGTGTTCTGAAAGATTTAAAAATAGTATAGAGAAAGGAAAGAAATCAACTAATTAAATATTAATACAATGAATCGCTGGTTTGAAATTACGGTAAAAGCCGAGATTGATAATATCGAGAACGGCAAAAAAAAGAAAGTAACTGAAAAGTATTTGGTGGATGCCTTGTCTTACACAGAGGCAGAATCAAGATCGTTGGAGATCTTCAAGGATTTGTACAAATCTTTCGAGGTTGTAAAAATTAATCCTATTAAAGTGTCGGAAATCTTCTTCAACGGAGAAGCTGAGTACTGGTATAAGTGTAAGGTGAATTACATTACACTGGATGAAAAGAAAGGTAAAGAAAAGAAAACTCCATGCTATATGTATATCCAGGCCGGCAATCCTAAGGATGCCGAAGCTGTGTTGACTAAAGGTATGCAGGGTACGTTAGGAGACTGGAATTGCGAGTCTATTGTGGAAACGAAAATCATTGAAGTGTTTAAATACGATCTGCAAAAAGGCGTAGAAAAATTGGGAGAAAAGAAAACTGATGAGTGATGTTGTTCCCCGTGTAGCACTTGCGACAGCAATTGTATTATTGGTAGTGGCAGGTGCTACTTTACTGATAGTGATTAAGACAGAAGAAGTGCCAAGATGGTTAATGAACTTACCATATACGCTGTCTTTAACGGCGTTATCTTTTTCAAGTATATCGCTTATATCTAAATACATATCGCTTGTATCGAAATATAAAAAGTGGAAAAGAAATTGTACGTCTGCGAAAAATGCGGACGAAAAGTAATGATAAGAAGTCATGGCTTATGCCAGGCTTGCAGGAGCAAAGAGTTGACTCCGAAGAAAAAAGACAGAATTACATCCATTAAAAACAGCAGCAAGAAGAAAAAGTTAGAGAACCCGGATTTATCCGGGTTTTTTCGTCTTATGTTGGAGGAGTTGAGTACTATTCGAATGTCTATGACCGGTAAGGCTATTCATTTTCCTACAGTATGTAACGTATGTCACATACTTCCGAAAAGGATATATAAGTCGGTTGCTACTTGCAGGGATAATATAGTTTTCCTTCATGAATCGGAGCATACGGTATTCGACATGTATCTTGACCGGATGGAATTTGATAAACTTGAAACAGAATTTCCTTTTGTGTGGAAGTATGCGGTAAAGAAGGTACTGGATATGGAAAGCAGGGGAATGATTAAAGAAAGAGGTAGATTAATTATTGAAATAATTGACAGATATGAGAAAACTTTATAAAATAAGAATAGAAGCTGACGATGAAACTATCTTTTATGCTCACATACGAAGAGAGAGTTATGGCAAGGATATAGCTATCGCAGTGAAAGATAGAGATAAAGATGAAGTGGAAACAGTGTTACATTGTATTAAAGAAGAATTGATTAGAGGAAGATCATGAAAGAGAAAATAAAAATATTGACAGATTTAGGGTTTGCGCCTATGGTAGAAGGAGAAGGAAATACGTTGTTTAGAATGAACGATGTTGTGATGTCGGTGTCAGATCCTAACCAAACACCAGAGCAGTTGAAGAAGGAGGTTATGTCTTTAATAAAGAACAGAGACATAGCGGAAAGAGGTGGACAGGTTCCAGTAGTTGAAGAGCCGGCGCCTGAGCCAGAGCAGGCCCAGGGAGAAGAACCGGAAGCTCCGGCAGAGGAAGCAGATCCTAACCCTGGAGAGGAAGATTCGAATCCGTTTACAGAAAATCAGGAAACGTTAGAGCCGTTTTATATCTGTGATGAGTTAAAGAAGATTGAGACTCCCAAATTCGTAAGATTGACATTAGACGATAATCGTTTTTATGTAAGGAAGATGGATGATGGGACGGCCAAGATATATGCTTCAGTAACAACTTTAATCAAAGATGGGTATGTAGATGATAAGACCGCACTTCAGGAATGGAAGCAAGAGATGAAGATGCTTGGTCGCAATCCGGAAGAGGTGGCGCAGTATGAAGCTGATAAGGGAACGATCATGCACTACTTATACGGATTGTACCTAACAGGTAGAGATATGGTCTTAAATCGAAGTTTTATAGTTAAGACCGTACAAGAAGGTAAGCTGAAGATATCGAAGAAAAATCTTGACCGATTCTTTAATAGCATAGATGATCTTGATGATATGATTGTCAGAATTATGAAGTTTGCCAAATTTTGTTCAGAGTATAAGGTTAAGCCGATGATGATTGAAAGAATATTGTCATTAGAGGACTATTTGGTAGCTACGCCGATAGATGCGATGGTTAAAATGACATTCAAATACAAAGAAGAAGGTTATTTTGGAGCCGTGTATCAAAGGGCCACAGGGCAGTTCAAAAAAGGTGATCCGAAGAAGGAGGTAAGAGACGTGGAGAAGGAAGAAGTGGTTATTCTCGACTTTAAATCAGGGGGAATATGGGAATCATACGCATTTCAATTAGAAGCTGAAAGAAGAATGGTTAAAGCATGGTATGGGATTGATGCACGTATTATGAACTTTTCTCCAAAAAGCACGAGCAGCAAAGGATATACGTTGAAAGAATGGACAGAAGACAGTATAGCACTTGAAAAGGCGGACTGCGTGTTCCAACAAGGAATGTTGAATCACCTTAGAAAAGATAAGAAGTTCAAAGTGAGAAAAGGAGTGCTGAATATCAATAAGCCGTACAATGAAGAGGATCATACGGTCGTGTATGATATTGCAGAGGAAATGTCTAAAAGATTCATAATATGAACGATATTGTTATTCCTGAAGGAGATTATATAGAAATCGTAAAACCGATATGCATCAATCCTTTTGGTGATTATTTTATTAACATCAAAAGGGGTTCGAGATTAAGATTATCGAAAGATTTGAAAATAGGAGATAAATATGCAATATGTGTACTTGCATCTCATAAGAAATATGGCAAGACCATCGAAATAATAATGCCTATATTGGTCAGAAATACAAGAAGAGTATGAAAAGAAAAATTAGAAGAACAGGAGAGATAATAGACGTAATCACTTTCAGTAGCTCAACTACAAGAAGCGACCATGACAGAATACAGTTCTATGGTGATAATGGGAATGTGATAAGTGAGAGTTTAAATTTTTATCTCGATACCCTTCCTGTAAATGACGAAAACAAAGATGTAGACTGGGAGCAACGTAGATTCGATCTTATTAAGGCTTATTCTATTGAGTTTGTTAAAGCACAAAATAGAAAAGGTGAAATAGATTGCGGAGTATATGTACCAGATGTGGTGTCATGGTCTATAACTATAGCAGATAGAATCATAGAGGCAATGAGAGGAGTTAAAAATGCTTGATTTTAGAAAATACGAAAACGTACCTCGGTTTCAACTTGACCGCAGACCTGGCAGGAGCCGACTGAAGCTAACCTGCCCGGCTTGTGGGAAAAGCCGGTGCCTCACTCCTTATATTGATGTGGCAACAGGTCAGGTTGTTGGAAACGAGTTCGGAAGATGCGATCATGAACGGACTTGCGGTTATGATAAACGACCTACTGGTAAGGATGTAGGTGACAAAGATCTTTGGATTTCGGGAAATAAGTGTATAAGAGCTTATCGTCCTCCTGTAAATCCTGATGTTGTAAATTACATACCTTTTAGCGAGTTTGAGAGGACTGTGGTTCCAGACGATAGAAACACCGTATTTAGATTTTTATCGTCTCTGTGGGGGAAAGAAAGGGTGTCTGATGTGTTCAGAAGGTACCATGTCGGAACAATGGATTTATGGGGATGGAAAGGGTGTTGTATATTCTGGCAGATAGACAAAGATTTTGTATGTAGAACCGGCAAGATCATGGACTTTTATATAAAGACCGACAGCCAGGGGAATGAGATTGATGTAAAAAGAGTGAAGGAAAAAGACGGTAACAATGAGCGGCCTCATGTTATGTTTTATCACTCGTTGCATGCAAGAGACTTCTTGTTTAGGCAATGCCTGTTCGGAGAGCATCTTCTAAGCCAGTATCCGGATAAGGTGGTTAATCTGGTGGAATCAGAAAAGACGGCTATTATATGCGCTGTGAATAAACCGGATGAGTTATTTGTAGCTACCGGTGGGTTGCAGAATCTAAGGCCGGAAGTGATAGATGTTTTAAAAGATAGAAAGACTGTAGCTTTTCCGGACAAAGGACAAGCATTTGACACATGGAGTAAAAAGATAGATGGGATGATGATGAAGTCAAGGATAAAAGTATCGGACTATCTTCAGAGTGTTGAGAATGTAGGGGACGGAGATGATGTGGCAGATTTGATAATTAGCAACAAGGTAAAAGAAAAACAGTATGAGCCTGGACGTTTATATTAAAAGTAAGAAGAAAGAAGAGGATCGTGAATGGGTTGCAAACATCACCCACAACATGAACAAGATGGTACAAAGAATATTTGTATCAGAAAATAAAGAAACGCTGTACGATTATATTTGGAGACCAGAAGAATTGGGTAGGGAAATAGATACCGATGAGATGAAGAATGTACTTACAAAAGGTATATGTATTATGATCTCTAAGAGAAAAAGTCTTTTGAGATACGAGCCGGAAAACGGATGGGGGTCTTATGATTCATTTCTTAAGTTTCTTATCAAATACAAAGAGGCGTGTGAAGATCATCCGGGTTATATAATTGAAGCAAGTAGATAACAACATGGAAAATTATAAAAATACTTTAAATGAGGTAGTGGTGATCGAATCGTCACCAGAAACGTATTTTGTTTACGCTATTCGTAATGCTATTCGTATCTCTAAATGTGCGTATCCGACAGCCAAGAAAGTAATTTTCAAAAGAGAGGACGTAGAGGTAGAGATCTCGGAAATGGAAACTGAAAACAGTTTGTATGAAAAGTTTAAAGAAAAACAAAAGAATAGGGTATGGAACTTAATGAGCGCCAACAACGGGTTTTAAGAGGCGAAATTTGTCCTTATTGCGGAAAAGAAACCGAGCTGGTCAATGCCGATAAAATATATAGCAGAAAAGGCTTAGGGATGGTTATGATGTGTAAACCATGCAACGCTTATGTCGGTGTTCATGAATCAGGGCCGAATAAGGGAAAAGCTAAAGGCCGGCTTGCGGGGCCATCACTGAGATCTCTTAAGATAAGAGTCCATGCCGAACTTGACAGACTATGGTCTACGCCAGAGGAACGGGAAAGGATGTATAAAGATTTATCTGAATTTCTCTCTATACCGGAAGAATACACACATATAGGTATGTTTGGCGAGAAGACGATGGGAAAAGTATTTCAATTCTGTCATGTAAACAAAGAGCGATCAGGTTCGAGAATAGAATGGCATAAACCTGGAGATAAGTGCCCTAATAAAAACAATCAAATAGTGTCAGGAAGTAGCGCATGTAGAGGATGTCCTGAGTATCTCCATGATGAGAAAGACGGGTATGTCTGGTGTGATCCTGATATGAGTTACGGCAGGTTGAGATAGGGCGAGAATTGCCTATCTTTGTGCTATTATCAATCAAAAAAATGTAAGAAGATGGGCAGATCAACAGAGTACTACAGGACTCATCCCGAAGCCAGGAAGAAAAAGGCTAAAAAAGACAAGGAGATAAATGCCAGACCGGAACAGAAAGCCAAACGCCGGGAGCTTGGTCGTAAAAACTACGAAACGGACAAGAAGAAGGGCAAGGGCTGGAGGAAAGGCAAGGATTGTTCTCATACCAAGAACGGTCTTAGGTATAAATCAGTAAAAGCTAATAGGGGATCCAAGTCGGATACGAAAGGTGACAAAAATGCAAGAGGAGATAGCAAATAGGATAGATATAAGAAGGATATTCAAGACCTCTAAACAAGTTATGGAAGAGGCGTATGAGAATATCTTGAAATACAGGCGGGGAGAGCTTATCCCCGCTAAAACCGGATACGATTATATTGATGAGGCTTTGCTTGGAGGTATTTTCCCTCAGCATGCTATTGCCATAGGAGCCCGGCCATCTGTAGGTAAATCGTATGTGGCCCAAAAGATATTGGAAAATGTGATGAATCCGATGATCAACCCGCAAGCAGAAGATTATTTTCTTGTTAATTGCGAGTTCGAAATGAATCCTCAAGATCTTCTTCTTCGTAGAATGAGCCAGGATATGAAAAAGCGGGCTCCTGAAATATTAAGAAGGCAAGATTCTAATACAGTAGAAGAGATGAGGATGTTTGAAATCCTTCAAGGTGAAATCAGGAATAATATAATATACATCGATGCTCCGTGTACGGTAAAAGAGTTTGAGGCGGCTGTGTATCATATAGCTACCAAACATAAAGACAAACGTCTTATAATATTTAAAGTCGATCATATTGCTTTGATAAAAAGAATGGGGTTAGATCCTAAGTCGGCTATAGATGATTTGGTGGCGGTTATGAACGAAGCTAAATTAGTATATAAAAACATATTTTTCCTCATCATATCCCAATTCAACAGAGAGATAGAAGGAAGGATAAAAAGCCCACAAGAGCAGCCTCCGCGTCTTTCTGATTTTTACCAGTCTGATACGCTGGGTCAGTTATGTACGTTAATGATAGGTTTGCACAATCCTCGTAGGTACGGGCTGGATAAGTATATGATATTTGGGAAAGATTGGTATCAGACTCTTGATAGGTTTAAAACTGAAAACAAAACATCATTCAGGACAGCCGGACTGGTGTTTCATCATATACTGAAGGTAAGGCAAGTTAGTATGGAAGAGCTTACTAATACAATCCACCCGGAGATCCTGCCAGGGCATGGATGGATGTACGGGGAGGGCGGGACGAAGTTCGTGAACCCCAACCAGCCGCCGACTCCGCCCAAGCTCTATACTGTGGAAGACGTTACAGACAATCAGGAACAAGAACAAGAGACAAAGGAAGAACAGTCATTGTATTAAAAAAAATAAGAACCATGAGACTAACAGTAGAAGAAAACGAATACCTGATAAGTAAGTTCCTTTTGGTTCTTACTGAGTTTGCAGGGGATGAAAGAGAGATGTTTTTAATCAACTCCATACATGATAAGGCGGTGGCGGATATGAATTATCGTCTTCCGTCTTTAATAAGCAGAGAACGTAAAAGACGAGTTATTGAGCTCCTTAAAGAAGGAACCAGAATAATCAAGGACTTTTCTGGTTATGCAGGTGATATGGGGATGATTAACGAATACGATCGTCTAAAGAAAGAAATAGGAACCGTCCAAGACCAGCTTGGTGACGTAGAAGGTCAACTTCGGGCAGCAGGAGAAGTTATTAAAAAAGAACTTGATATGATTGCTGACCGAATAAAAGAAGATCTTCTTGATCGGGAACTGGCTAAAAGTAATGCCGAGGCTGAAAGAAAAGCCAAAGTAGATCCGAGATACGAAGTAGCTTTAGGTGATTACAAGGAGATGCTGGAAGTAATTTTTACAACCAGAAACAAGTATTCTACGGTAGATTCTGTACATGACGATCTTCGACAGTCGGTATCTACCGGTAGAAATTCGATTATCAAAGAAGGATACAACAGTTAAAAACAAGGAGGGAATATGGAAAAGAAGGAATTTAAAGTAGGAGAAGTATTTGATGCCGGACTTGTAAGATTAAAATGTGTGGAAGGTGATACATGCGATAGGTGTATATTCGAAGATTACGATTCTTGTTCATGTACAGACATAATTGTTGGTCTATGTGGACATGTTGATAGACAAGATAACAAGAATGTTATTTTTATTAAAGCTGATTAGGTATGTACATCAATTTCAGACAACTTGCAGCATCAGACATGACTCCTAATGATCTTGCTAATCTTCTTGCCATAAGACAGAAGGATACGGTTATGATCGAAGCCATGCCGGAAGAAGATGCTGGGAGATATATAGAGCTTGGCCTGGTTGAGAAATTAAAATCAGGCGTGATGAGATTAACCAACAAAGGAACGTCTTTTGTGAATTATATAGAGACACCGGAAATGACGGACGAGGTTCTGGAAACGTTGAAGATTATGATAGGAATGTACGAATCATATTCAAAAGACATAGGTGTCAGCAGAAAAGAAGCGGAATCCAGATTGTGTTGGTTTATGGGTAACACCTCATTCAAGAAAAAGGTCATACTTCAGGTAACGGAATCTTATATAGCAGAGTCAGGAGATTATACAATGAGCTTATGTAACTTCATATGGAAACCGCCTTCTCAGGCTTTTTCAGTCCATATGAACCTTAAAAATTCAAAGCTCTTTGACTTAATAGCTGAAAAATTTAAGATCGCTACCGAGCCTTATTTGGAGTCTAAGAAGAATAAGGAAATGGATTGGTTGTTTGCCGTATCTAAATTGCCTACGCCGCCGGCTAAAGGAAATCCGGATTATTTGTTTACCGGAAGTTCGGAAACAGACAAAGAGCGATTGAAAAACATAAAAACGTATTTATTTAACAAAATTAGAAAGCAATGGAAAAAGTAAGAATCAGAAAGATAATAGAGGATATAATTATTACTCAGTTTCTTAATTCGGAAATAGATATAGTTCATGAAGAAGATGTGACGTTTAAAGAACTTGGATTAGATTCTGTTGATCAAATTGAACTGGAAGTGATGGTGGAACAAAAATTCAATATTGTTATTATTGATTATGATATGGAGACCATCAAAGATATGACTGATCTTGTTTACAAAATAATAACAGAAGGGTATGGGAAGTGACATAATTTTATGCATGGCTTTAATAGCGTCATTTGCTTTTGTTATACAGTTTTTGTTGTCGATATTAGGATCTGATCTGGATACGGATATTGACATTGACAGTGCTTCTGATTTAAGTATGTCTTTGTCGGACATCATATCATTCAAGGGCATAACACATTTTATTCTTGGATATAGCTGGACTACCTACTTTTCGGGTTCCCATTTAGTAGGGGTTGTGATAGGGTCGTTTTTCTTTATCGTTTTGTTTTACGTATATAAGTTACTTCTTAAGTTAAAACAAGAAATGGTGTACGAATGTCCGGAAGATTTAAATGGCAGAGAGGTGGAGATAGTATTTAGATCAGGGAAGAATCATTATATGGTAAATATTTCGAAAAATGGAAGACAAGAGCAAATGAGAGTAAGATGCTTGTCTGGAAAAACCTACAAAAACGGCGACAAGGCGAATATAAAATATGAAGAAGGAGAATTAAGTATCTAATTTTTTTATCAACAATTAAATTTTAAAAGTTATGACAACAATCATGTACGTGTCAGCTATCTTAGCTGTAGTGATTATTTTGACAATCATCGGAGTCTTATCAAGGTATCGTAGATGTAAGCCTAATCAAGTCTTGGTCGTTTATGGTAAGACAGGTGGGGAAAAGAAATCGGCGAAATTATATCATGGTGGAGCGGCATTCGTCTTGCCTATTATTCAAAGCTATGATATTTTGTCTATGGAGCCTATGCAAATAGATTGTAGGCTCACCGGTGCTTTGTCGTCTCAAAATATCAGAGTGGATGTACCTACTACTATTACAGTAGCAATCAGCACAAATCCTGAAATTATGCAGAATGCAGCAGAAAGGCTTTTGGGGATGGATACTGAATCTACTGAAAATCTTATTACGGATATCGTTTATGGCCAAATGCGTTTGATCATTGCTGAAATGACGATTGAAAAACTTAATTCTGACAGGGATGAGTTTTTGGATAAGGCAAGAAAAAACATTGATAACGAACTTAATAAGTTAGGCCTTTACCTCCTAAATATCAACATCAGTGACATCAGAGACGAAGCCGGCTATATCATGAATCTTGGCAAAGAAGCTGAAAGTAAGGCCCTGAACGAAGCACAGGCTAATATCGAAGAACAGGAAAAGCTGGGTGCTATTAAGATTGCTGTACAGCAAAAGGAAAAAGAAACGGCTGTAGCTAATACCCAAAAAGAGCAAGAGATTCAAATTGCCTATACTGAAAAAGAAAAGGAAACGGTAGTAGCTGAAACAAAGAAAGAAAAAGAAGTAGCTTTGGCTTTAACCGATAAAGAAAAACAGATCGGTGTAGCTCAAGCCGATAGAGATAGGGCTGCGGTTATTGCAAAGACTTTGGCTGACAAAGAATCGGCGATTGCAAGATCTAAGGCAGAACTTGAGGTAAACAAAGCTGAGGCTGAAAGAATGGAAGAAGTCGGAAAGAATAAGGCTGAAGCTGACAAGGAAGCGGCTATAGCAATACAAGACTCTGAAGCTCAGATTAAGAAGGCTGAGGCTGAGAAAAATGCGTCTATAGGATACAACAATGCCCAGAAGGAGGTTGCTGTGTCAGTATCAGAACTACAGATCATCAAAGCTCAATCAGAAAAGAAGGCCGGAGAAGAAAAAGTTAAATCGGAAGCGGCTGTAAAAACAGCAAAAGAGCTTGCCGACAAAGAAGTGGAAGAAGCTAAGGCTAAGAAAGTTCAGGCTGCGCTTAAGGCTGAAAAGATTGTGCCGGCTGAAACCCAGAAGGAAGAGGCTATCTTGCAAGCTGATGCTGAAGCAGAAAAGATTAAACGCCGGGCTGCCGCTGAAGCAGCAGCCAATTTGGCAAAAGCAGAAGCCGAAGCAAAGGCTATTAAGATGAAGTTGGAAGCAGAAGCCGAAGGTAAGAAAAAGTCGTTAATGGCAGAAGCCGACGGATTTAAGGCTATGGTGGAAGCAGCAGAATCCAATCCTCAGATAGCCATCCAGTACAAGATGGTTAATCAGTGGAAAGAAATTGCTGGAGAACAGGTTAAGGCATTTGAGCACATTAACCTCGGAAATATCACGGTATTTGACGGCGGTCAGAACAGTACCGGTAATTTCCTTAACAATGTTGTTAAGACCGTCGCTCCGGCATTGGGAGTCATTGATCAGCTTCCGATTGCAGATACTTTAAAGAAGCTAAAAGGAGATGACAAAAAATAAATACAATGGCCCAAGGTTACACTTGGGCCTAATTGAAGAAATAAAAGCAGCATTCATAGATTTCCTGCCGGCAGGAACAGTGCTTTACTAATTACGATATTTTTAACATGGATTTTGGACAAGATTTAGAACCAGAAGAACTGACCAAGCATTATGATCAGTGTTATGGAATTGATTTTGAAACAGAAGAAGAGGAGGACGAAGAGTATGACTGACGAGGAATTTGTATTGGATAATAAGAAAAAGGTTGTTGTAAGAAAAAGAATATCTTATTTAAACAAAGGAGATAAAGTATGGATTGTGTCTTCCGACGGGTATCTGCTACACACGGACGTAGTTAGAGCCGAACGCGGACGGTCTTATGTGGATATAGACGGGATTCTGTATTGGAAGCGAGGATTAGATGGTAAGCATCGTAATCGTAATAACTACATGCAGTTTGCCATGACACCAGAAGACGGTAAGAAGTATGTCGTATATTACCCGGAAGGATTTAAAGACAATGACTTATGATGGTCCCGGAAACACATTTGCTATATAAGGAGTTTAATGGTGTGAAACGTCTTGCCATATCTTATTCCCAGATAGATACGTTTCTTACTTGTCCAATGAAATGGTATAAGACTTACGTAGAGGGCAAAAGGTCTACGGAAAAACAAGAAGCTACGTCTTATGGTACGGTTATCCATAAGACACTGGAATACTTCTTTAAGAACGGAAGACAGCCTTCTGGTAAAGACCTTGGAGAAGCGATAAGTTACTATTCCTATCAAGAAGACATACCTTGGCAATCACCAGAAAATATGATGATAGCCATGAAACAATCTGGGGAGCTTCTTGCTTGGATTGTGGATCTGTTCAAAAAAGACGGCAATAGGTTTATGATAGCTGATAGTGATCTTAATCCCTGTGAGAAACTTATCAGACACGGTGCTATAGTTGGAGTAGAAGAAGATTTTGTGCTGCCGTATCGTCTTCCTAAGCCTGTTGATATAAATGGTGACGTTCATACACATGTGTACATAGTAGGATCAGTAGACCTTCATCTGGCTATAAAGAGCAAAGGGGTGATCCATCATTATGTCATAGATTGGAAATCAGGTAATAAAATTTTTGATTCTAAAAAGCTGGAAACAAATTTACAGCATCCTATATATTCGTTTTACATCTATAGAAGATATGGTGGGGTTCTACCAGATATGAACATCTATTTCTTTACCAGGACCAGGCAGTACCAAAAGGTTAAGGTGGATGAGGAACGTAAAACAAAATCTATAGAAATGCTAAATGACACTTTATCTAAAATGTATGATTTTGAAGATAATAGTGTAAAATCATTTCAAGCGTACATCCAGGGAGCAGAAGGAGCCAGGTATAGCAAGCGGCGTGCCACCCTAAGCCAGCCTGTTTCGCAAAACAAGCTACCCTGCCCGTCAGCACTGTGTTATTATTGCGACTTTGGATTACATAACAAAAACGAATGCCCTTTCTCTTCGGATTGGGATCCGTCTAAAAAGATAAAACGATGAAATACGATGATGTTCAAAAGTTAAGAACAAAATACCGGCAAGATCCGGAAGTTATAAACTTGACATACATGAGAGACGTTGCTGTACGATGCGGGAATTTCAAGAAAGCGTTTGAGCTTCAGGAGAAGCTGGAGGATATATGGTTTAACTACTTAAAGGGAGTCCAATGAAAGAAGATCTAATATGTGGAGTAGCGATCCTTTTGTATTTAGTTTTATTATACTTGCTCACGACAGCTTTCATAAAAACAGGTAGAGCAGTAGATCGTTATAAGATGAAGAAGAAAACTGACAAAATCAAAGTAGGTCAAAGATACGAACATAAGAACTACTTTGAGGATCCATTTGAAAGAGGCAAGCATGTGATTAAGATATTAGACATAAAAGAAGGGTACGCTCTATATGAGTACGAAGAAAAACTATATATACGTTCTTCTGTGAGTCTTGAAGATATTGTTAAAAGATATGTTTTAATTACTGATGTTAAACACAAGTAAGTCATGAAAAAAGAAGTTACAATCAAGGAAGATATGGTTGCGTTTTATAAAAATGCAGGAAAGGAACTATGGATTTATAACGGACTTTTTAGAAACAAGGTATTGTCTATAAAAAAAGATAAAGCCATTATCATGTGTGAAACTGATGCTGAATATGCTGTACTGATAGAAGATAATCAGTTTATTGCCGTAGCAAAAAACATGGATTATGATTACTGCTGCGCATTCACATTAGGTAATGCCGAGGCTTATGGGGATCGTATGGGCATATCGTGCAGTGTATGCTTGCTTGAAGATAACGAAGATAAAGCAAGGGAGATGTTGAAAGAGGCGATAATAGAACTTTCAAAAAACAGTAAAATAGATTGCGATGGGCTTTGAACTTAGACCTTACCAAAAAGAGGCAGTAGATGCCGGGCTTAAGTTCCTTACAGGAAGATCTAAGAAGCCTGGCATAGAAGTCTTGCCGTGTGCAGCGGGGAAGTCTTTGATAATTAGCAAGATAGCTCATGAATTAAAAAGACCTATCCTTGTATTACAGCCATCTAAAGAGATTCTGGAGCAGAATTATGCGAAGGCTGTATCATTCGGTTCTAAACCTACCATATATTCTGCTTCATGTAAAAAAAAAGAGTTATCGGCTATGACTTATGCTACACTTAAAAGCATAAAGAAAGACGTAGCAAGGTTGAAAGATATAGGGATAGACACATTATTGATAGATGAGGTGCATAGCGGGTATTCTCCTGAAGAAGGTTCTGAATTTATGGAGTTTATGAACAGGTTCCCAGAGGCGAAGGTGCTGGGCTTCACCGCCACTCCCTGCCGCCTCCGAACCTACAGTTCCATGCTGGAAGGAAACTACAGCAAGCTCAATATGCTGACGAAAGACGAGCATAATTTCTTCAAGAAAATAGTTCATGTGACTCAAATACAAGAATTAACTTCTCAAGGGTTTTGGTGTCCACTTAAGTACGAACGATGGTCTTTTGATGAATCGGCTCTGATGTTGAACAGCACCGGAGCTGAATACACCAACGAATCTATTAAAGAAAGTATTGTACGAAATGGCTTAAACAACTCTATCTACAAGCGCCTTCTTCAACTTATGAACGAACGTAAAGCCATTTTGGTTTGCATGGATTCTATTGAATCATGTAATAGAATATCAGAGTTCATGAATGCCAAGATGGGAGCCATAACCGGTGTCGTAACATCGCTAACAACCAAAAAGAAAAGAGAGCAAATTATATCCGATTTCAAAGAAGGAAAGTTGAAGGTGGTTTTTAATTATTCAACGCTTGCTACCGGATTTGATTTTCCTGAACTTGATTGTGTGATGTTTGGTCGCCCAACATTCTCATATTCAACATATTACCAAATATTAGGCCGCGCCGTCCGCATCCATCCTGACAAGAAAGAGGCGCTGATAGTTGATTGCTGCGACAACATGAGGCGTTTCGGTCGGATAGAAGACTTGACAATCGAACAATTCCCTTCTAAGGGCTGGTGTATGTTTGCCGGAGATCAACTTCTGTCCAATATAAGGATGGGTGATATTATTACCAAAGACGAGATCCTTCGCCGGGCAGCCTCGCTTAAATCTGTGAATGGAGATGGTAGGAGAGAAGACGATCTTGACAGTATAATAATGTGGTTTGGAAAATATGAAGGAATTAGATTCAAGGACATACCGGTGTCGTATTTTAGGTTCTTGGCTGAGAATATGGCAGTAAAACCAGGAGATAGAAAAGAAAAGATTATCGAATATTATAATAGAATAAAAGCATGAACGACAAGAGAAGAAAAAAAATATTGGGTGTTATTAAAAACGTAGATAAGTATAAAACAGATTTTGAATACATCAAATCAAAGTTATCGGAGTTGAAGTATAACATAAATTCAGCCAAAGATGATGTTGATATGATTTTAGACGAAGAGACTGAGGCGAGAGATAATATACCGGAATCGTTACAAGACTCAGAAAAATATTGGGAATCAGATCAGGCTGTAGCTGATATGGAAGAGGTGGTTGATGACATGGAAGGCATTATAAACGATTTAGATGATGTGATTTCAACCATAGATGGGAGCATTAAAACTATAAATGGTTCTATTAAAGTAAATTTGGAAGGAATAATATAAATGGAAACAAGTGAATTAAGGGAAATACTTAAATTGTATGGTCTTCAACATGATGTTGTTATCAACAAAAGTTCAAGAAGGTATTCTATTATCTTAGATAATAACATAATAGGAACCGATCACGCTGAAGAGAGGGTGGTTGTGTTCCGTCCTATACCGGAAGGGAAAAACACATTCTGCATGGAGCGAGATAGGTTCTACACGGAGTTTGAAGAAGCTTTTGATGACGATAAAGCCATAGAAGCCGTAAGACAATATTTTGAAAACAATAAAACAGAAAGTCATGAACGAAAACGAAATATTTAGGTTGAAGGGCAGAATAGCCATATCTAACCTATCACGTGAGGATAAGAACATGATAAATAGCATCCTTGATGGTGTCAACAAAAAGGATGAAGAGGAAAAAGGATATGTCTATACCGTGAGAGTAAAACTAAACAACGGAAAGGTTGTATATGCTACTTTATTTTTTAAAAACAAGACAGGTTCCACATTTGAAGAATTAAAGAAGGAGCTTGATGATATGGGAGTTAAAGATGATGATTATAGCAATAACGGCATAATTATCATTAACCGCATTGTTATGAGCGGAGAAGAATTTGATCGCTTTATAGGCGAAGAAGAAAAATAATGGACTATATCATTATACTAATTGATTAAAACAACGATAAAACGATGGAAAAAATGGACAATAATGCTAAAAACATCCTTTATCCAAAAGGATCTATTTTTCAAACACTGAAAGATGATAAGATAGATAAAAACACTATAATATACAAAGGATCTTTAGTGACTTCAGCAACAAACATAAAAGAAAATGACAAGTTTGCTGAAGTTTATTACAATGGAGACGCAATTATTATAGAAACAGACATTATGGAACTTATTCGTGTAGGAGATCCAGAAAAAAGTACTTCAATAAAATCAGTGAAAAATGACATCATTGACGACAAACTACGATGGGATTTGCTTCCGATGGAAGAAATTGAGGACATTGTAAAAGTCTATCATGCCGGAGCCAAAAAATATGGGTCTAATAATTGGCAGAATCTTGACAACGGATTTGAGCGGTATCGAGCTGCAATGTTTCGACACCTGATGGAATACATGAAAGGGGAAAGAGTGGATAAAGAGACGAATGTACACCATTTAGCTGCGGCTGCATGGAATGTGATAACTATGTTGTGGTATGATAAACACGGGAAAGGATTAATATAAAAAGCGAAATAACAATGGAAGAAAAATGGGCTGATATTGACGGATATGACGGATACCAAGTAAGCAATATGGGTAATATTAGAAGTCTGAAAAGCATGAAAATATTAAAACAGCAAGAAAAAGAAAATGGATATAATACTGTGTCTTTAAGAAGAGAGGGGGTGTTAAAACAACTCTATGTACATAGGCTTGTAGCATTGGCATTTTGTGAAAAAGAAGAATGGAAAAATCATGTTGATCATATAAATTGCATAAGAAATGACAATCGAAGCGACAATTTAAGATGGTGCACTCCAAAAGAGAATTGTAATTTTCCACAAACAAGAATAAACGCCTCTAAATCTTTAAAATTAGCAATGAATAGAGAGGATGTTAAAGAGAAACTTGCAAATTCGATGAAAGACGTTTTTAGCAGAAGAAATGTAAAAGAAAAGATGTCGAAAGCATCAATATTGAATCATGAAAATGGATTATACGATCACTTAAAAAAAGAAGTTTTAAAATTAGATAAAGAGGGGAATGTTTTAAAGAACTACGAATCGGTGTCATCTGTTGCAAATGACGGATATGATCCAAGTTTTGTATCAAAGGTATGTAGAGGCGATAAGTCCATAGCTTATGGATATATATGGAGATTTAAATAATAACATAATTAGGTGCTTGTCGTCAATAAGCACTTTGATGAATAACAAAACCATTCACATCATAAATTATAAGGAGGAAAAGAAATGACAACAGAACAACTAAATTATTTATTAAGAGAAGAGCTTTATGCTATAAAAAACCATAAAGACAATATTGATAGAATCAAAAAAGAATATTTTGATTCCAATTATGGGTTAAAAGAAGGAGATAAGATCCGTATTTTACACGAAACAGGAGATGAAATGATAGGCTTCTTGAAAAAAGTTGAAGTATGTGAAGACGGAGATCTGTACTTGACAATCCAAAAACAAAACGAAAAAGGTGACAGAGGCAGAAGAACATGGAATATGTATCTATCATCAAAATCAATTAAAATTGAAAAATGTGTATAATGCCATGAGAGTGTTAAGTTTATTTGACGGAATGTCATGTGGTCAAATAGCGTTAAAAGAAATAGGGATCACACCTGAAGTATATTATGCATCAGAAATAGATAAGTTTGCTATTAAACAAACGCAATTAAATTTCCCTCAAACGCAATTAAATTTCCCTAATACTATACAAGTAGGAGATGTAAGGGATTTGAATGTAGAAGATCTTGGACACATAGATCTTATTTTAGCCGGCAGCCCATGTACGGATATGTCCTTTTCTGGAAAAAGAAAAGGGTTGTCTACCGTAGAAGGAATAGAAATCAAATCACTTAATGAGTATCTTGAATTAAAAAAACAAGGATTTGAGTTTGCCGGTCAGTCTTACTTATTCTGGGAGTTTATTCGTATTTTGAATGATGTAAGAAAAACTAATCCTGATGTGTTGTTTCTTCTTGAGAACGTTAAGATGGGAAAGAAATGGGAGCCGGTATTTGATGATGCTATAGGGTGTAAAGGCAATCATATTAATTCAGCACTTGTTTCCGCTCAAGTCAGGAAACGTATTTATTGGACTAATATTCAAGGCGGCATTATCCCTCAACCTAAAGACAAAGGTTTGACTATAAGTGATATAGCGGAATATGAAGTAGATGAAAAATATTACTTATCTGAAAAAGTTTTAAACAATTTAGCTTTTCACTTAAAAAGAAATCACGACAAGGGAAATTGTTATGGAGCTAATATTAAAACAAAAGATGAAAAATCCAATACTGTTACCGTAAAGGGTAAATACATGTACGATCTTATTTGTGTAGCAATGAGAGGCAGGAATCCAGAAAAACCTACATGTAGAGAATCTGGTCTTAAAACAGTTCAGATGATTGAATTTAAAAACGATGGAAAATCCAATTGTCTCACAACAGTTCAGAAAGATAATCTTATTTTTCAAATACCAAGAGGATTTAACAAAAGTGGATTTCATGAAGATAAGGCTCCAACATTATCTTGTAATTCATATGATAGAAACAATTTTATCATACAGAGAGCATTACATGGCGATTTCAGAATAAGAAGATTAACCCCTACAGAGTGCTCCAGGTTACAGACTGTACCAAATTGGTATAAATGGGAATGCAGCGAAACCCAACAGTACAAGATGTTGGGAAACGGGTGGACTATTAAAGTTATTGAACATATACTTAAAAGAATAAAAGAATCATGATTAGAGCAAGATTTTACATTAAAAAATCCGACTGCGGTAACGACTACCGTCCAGTCAAATGGCCTATAAAATATCCATATTGGTGTAGTGCAGAATCCAGTAATTCATTTGTATTGGTGGCGTATGCTGAAGATGAAGACAGCATAAAAGAACTGTGGCCGGAGGCGTATGATATTAATGTCTTAGAGAAAGATACCGAAATTAGATTCACATTAAGATTTCCTAAACCAGAATGGTATGAATTGTACGAAAGGGAATTAGAAGAATGTGATAGGTTTATATGGATTACAGATGCGTGCATGAGAGACGGTGTAATAAGAAAAGTAAAAGCTAAAATAGAAGAGTATGGTGGTCTTTTGTTAGCCGACATTCCTGATAGGATCACTCCTTATGAAATAGGAAGGGATGCTTTTGAGAGCAAAGAAGAAGCTTTAAAACATGCAGAGAAACGGAGAACGTACCTGATCGAGTCTACTAAGAAACAATTGAATGAACTTGAAAATCTAAAATTTAAATGCGATGATTAACTACGCGGCAAAAGCCAGAAAAGCTTATTTGATAAACAATTTCGATAAGATTCTTAACAGTCTCAACACGCTTCATTCAACGGTTGAAACCATGACGTTGTTCGTAAACGACCAGGCTTATAATTACATTCTTAAGCTAAAGGAAGTAATTAAAACCAGTCCTATGTATAAGCACAATATCAAGCGTCTTTTAAATGATATGGACAAAGAGATAAAGAGGTACAATGCTTCTATCTACTACATAAATAAAGAGCGTAGTGAGGTTATAGCTGATATAACACAAGCGATGGAAGATTGCCTCATGCCATACATAGACGACCTGGCCGGCGCTATAAGGGCAGCCGTGTGGTCGAAGGGTGTGTCTGAGGAGCGGACGGAAGCGGCGGTACTGGCCCTTATCGTGTCTTCCTTGGCTCTGACATCCAGCAGACTTATTTCAGGTGGATATCAGATTATGAAAGAAATGGGTGGAGGTCAAGGAGGTAACCCGTTTACGTTTATGAGCATTGATAAGATAAGATACTTATCTACATTATTATCTGATGCTATTACCGGTGGAGAAATAGCTCTTGAAGAAAAAGAAGCCAATGACATAACTAAGGCAATGGATGTTTTTATTGAGAAAATGTCTGATTCGGATATTGTTGACAAGGTGATCAGCATACTCGAAGAGGCAGAACCTAAAAACAAGGAGGAACGATCATGAATTACTTAGATGGGTACGTAGAAGAGGTTCTTTCTGAGCCGTACTATGATGATTACGGCTCTGGGATTTTTAGGTGGTGGGTGAAAGTATCTTACGTTTGTGAAGGCATAGGAGCTGTCACTACCTTAATGTTTGATACGAGAGAAGAAGCAGAGGCCGTAAAACCAGGTTACAAATTTTTATGCTGAAAATAATATGAGGTATTTTGTTTTATTGATGGCACTTGTGTTATCATCATGTTCGCATGATATTCGGGTTAATGACGGATGGGTTATATATGATCTACGTCCTTTAGATGGTGGATGTATAATGTATTATGGTGAAGACGGAAGATTTTCAATATTTAACAGTAATAGATTTATAAAATTCGTTGGATACCAAGGGGAATACAATATCGGAGATTCTATTAAGATCGTAAAAGTGAAATAATATGGAAAAGAATTTAAAACTCGTATGCCCAAAATGTGGCACCCCTCACCAGCCTCATTCTCCGCACACGATGGATGCAGATGGATTTGAAAGGTGTGAGATAAGAACTATCATGGAAGACAAGGGATGGTGCTACGAATGCTCTTTTTGGCAAAATATGTACGACAAGCACAAAGACGATCCTGGATGGATTAGGATAGACGGTGAAAGCTGGGTGCTTAAGCCTATGGTGGAAAACGTACCGAGCGGATGGAACAGCCTTGGATGTGGTGGAAGAAAGATGTATATCAATATCGAAGGGAAAGGCATTGTTGTATCAAATAACTGCTGGTGCCAAGGTGATGTTTCGGACGCATTCAAGGATCTTATGCCTGATAATGCTACTTGGGCTACGAAGGAGGAATTTGACAAAGCTCCTGTAGTAGGATATATTGTAGAAGGTATTGGTTTAGTTTTCACAGATAGGGAAGGTCATGAAGTTAATGCTTAGAAACTTGTTTCATATTCCTCTTAGAATAGTTGAAAGGAAATTAACTAATGGGGAAGTAGAATATTGGTGCCAATATCAAAACATTTTTGGGAAATGGAAAAACAGGATAAAATACGATATGTTTGGCATGTCGTGTTATGCTGTTTTTTATTCATTCGAAGATGCGTATGAATTTAATTATGGTAAGAACAAAGAAGAAAAGGTAAAGGTAGTGGACTCTTGTTACAAGAAACGGTTTTAATAATTATGGCACCAATAGTTCTTGGTGCCATAATTATTTTTTTATTTGAACTCATATCGCAATTGTTTGGTTATAGTATTATTATATACAGGGTTATATCTATCAGAAGGATCTATTAGATACAGGTTTACGTCAGCTTTAAATACTATGTAGCTATCATCTTGTATATTAGACTGAATATGTATTATAGAAACAGTGTTTAACGATACTGTATTATTAAGTCTATCTTCTATATTGACATTGCTATCAACAACCCCCAGATTCCATTTTGAACCATCCTTGTAAAGAGCTTTATAGGTAGGGATGCCAGGTGTCCCTTCATCTGTCTCCTCTTTTATTTCGTAGGTGTAATTCAGGAACAACATTGTATCAGGAACAACATTGTAAATAGACTCTGGAGCGTGATTATGATAAACTTTATATTTTCTGTAAGTAATAGGAGTAGAAACAAGAACAAAGTTAATGACAGGCAAACTAACGTGTAGAATATTATAATCATTTCCATTTTGTGGAGAAACAATTATAGCTATTTTATCTAATCCTTGAATATCTGTACTATTTTCAGTATATGTATCTATCAATTCTCTATTATCAGAGGGCAATCCCCCTGAGATACTAATAGAAGAGATGATTGGTTTTGGAGTAACGTAAATCAAAGGACTGGAGCTTACGACACCTACATTTTTTCCATCTACGAATATGGTTCCGCCTATACAGTTGCTATTTATTACATATTCGTATAGCTTAATATTATTTTCGTATCTTCTTCTCATAATTTCATAAAATTAATTCAGTAAAAGGACGAACATAATGTGAACTACCCCTTGAACCTATATCCAAATGATCTCCTTGGATGTTTATATCATAATACCACGAATAGGTAAATTTTTCATTTCGAGTGGATGTCCACATTCTATTACTCATTATCGTACCTCCTACCATTAAAAGACATTCGTTTATTTCATTCGCATACAATGATATCAAAAAAACTCTCCGGCGCCACCTACATATCCATTTTGACCATTTTTAAATAAATAGCTATTAGCTTTATTAAAAGCGTAATCTGTATTACTGGTATCATATTCAAGATACGCATTCTGATTTTCACGCCCCCAATAATCCTTTTTAATAGTTCCCATATGAGAACTATCTTGTGCAAATATATTGTCTATTTCTCCATCCTTACCCCAACGAAATGTGCCAATATATTCGGTGGCTATAACAAAACACACTTTATCTACAAGAGCTATTCCATTGCATAGATCATTGGAATATCCTTTATTAGACCAATTTTGTTTTGTATATAATCCTCCATCTACATGTTGGATGTATATGCCTTTATTGATTATAAGCGAGGGATTTACCCCCATCCCTATTTGAAATCTTCTTCTCATTTTTTTTTTGCAAGATACTATTTTTTTTCATAACAAAAGAAACCGGTTCCCTATCATCTCTGACTGAGAACCGGTAAGAAAACAATTTCAAAAAAAATAAACCTACAAACTTTTCAAGTAAGAACAAAAAACGTACAATCTACTCTTTGACGATGCTAATATAACATATTGGAATCATACAAAAACAATGCAAGTCTGATATTCTTCGTCTATTTGTAGCTAACGTCATCGTCTCCTTCCGAATCAGGAGTGGCGCCGATGAAGAACATCATTGACTTGTTGTTCGTCTGCTGCCACCAGTTATAGGCGCGTGCTACGTCTTCCGGCGTCTTAATGTTATACCATTGTTTGATAAACGTCTGTTTGGCGAGTTGCCTAAATAACTTAGACTCTCCCTTGTATGTACCGGATGTTACTTTATCAAGTGAATAATTCCTAAGATCGGTAAGATCCTTCAGCTTCCGTCCCATAACAAACGGGTCATTAATGATATCTACAACGTTAAGCTCCATAATAAACGGCATCTGTGAAGCTATTTCGTTTATGGTTCTGAATCCGACATAGGATCCGAATTGAGTAAGCCAACTTTCTTCGTTTTCATCATCATCACGCCATCCGGCAAGAAGCATAGATACGGCCTGCATGATAAGGAACGTGCCGGCATAGACACTGAGACGTTTGAGATTGGTTTTTTCTACCTCATTCATATTGTCTTTATTTTCATTCCAGGCATCTATGATGTTTTTCATACCAGACTCGGAAGCCAGGCTAAATGTTTTGGCTATCATATTCTTTAACGTAATTGACAACCCTTCCTCTTCTTGCATTGTCTGGAAATTGAAGCCACGTCTTTTCCACAGACGTTGAGCCGCCAGCACCAACCATCCTCGGTGGGCGGTCATGAACCTGGCTATCCAGTTGCGCGATGCGGCAGTTCGGTTTTCTTCATTCAAAGATCCGTTACATATCTGCGACAAGCTACGGACTTGATTCCTGGTTATAGCCATCTGGGTTTCAACTTCCTCAACAGTAACACCTGATCCGGGCTTTACAACCACCTTCCCATCCACGACGTCTACCATACTCCATAAAGTACGATCTTTTAATGCGTTCCATTCTCTTTTTATGGTACTCTGTTCTTTATTGCGTTCTTTTTCCATCTTGAAATCTTGGAACGTGTAGAACCGGCCTTTGTAATAACGAACATTGTCCATAGTAGCAATCATAACCTGCGGATCAAGAGGGTAGTTCAGGATTTCCATAAAAGCATACATAGGCGAACGCATTAAGGTCCTGGCCACTCTATTGTATCCGGCACCATACATACGATTTCGGATATTGAATATCCCCATTCTCTCACCTATGACATATAATTTGCTTTTCCTATCTATGTCTCCGGTTTCTGCTATACAAGATGGAGCAAGGCGTGAAAATTCAGCCGATGCGTATTTAAGGGAGTCTTTGCTTATATACTGTCCTACGGCAGATTCCATGATGAGGTTGATATGACCTGTTAAGGCGCCGGTAGCTGCCACAAACGGAGACAGTGCCAAGTTCATGACCGACATAAATCTTTCAACAGCCATCATAATTCTTGTAAGGTCTACCGTATATCCTCCGATGTTCACCGTAAGTTTTTTGGTGTTCATCCTAATGCCATAATAATGATCGTTGAAGAAGTCCCTGAACATCTGATATGCTTGGGTTGCTTCAGCCTTTTTACCACCTTCAAATTGTTTATTCAGTAACATCTGCTCCAGTCCTTGAGCGAGCTCTATAGACTTCTGCTTTTCGTTGTATAACGATGACTGCATCATAAGCATCGAATAAGAGTAGCCAAAATCGTGAGATACATCATCTTGGTTCTCCAATTCATATATGTAGTATTTAGGTATAGACCTAAGTCTGTCTTCCGGATCATACACTTCTCCTTGCCTGGTTTTACCGTATAAAGAATCGTCTACTCTGTCCAGGCACAGATCTGATACAAAATTACGAACCGTATTTTTGAAGTTAATACCCAATCCTTCTATACGTTCTATATCTTGTTTTGATATCTGTGGAATAGCATACAGGTTCGGGCTCTGCTCTTTGTATAGATCAAGGGATTGTCTTTTTATTTCCTTGAGTTTTTGAATCATATTCCACTGCTCTACGTTTTTAGTAGCAACTTCATTACCGTCAGCATCATACTTGATACCAAAGTCATTGAAATAAGATTCATCACGATACAGGCTTTTCTTAGGCATTCGATGACCATACCCATGATCTTTTACATAATCAGGATTACGGCCGTTATTTTCGGCTTCAGATTCAGCCACCCATGCCCTTGCAGGATCGAAAGACAGGTACGATATGTTCATGCCATAATCTTGGGTGGATGTACCGTTTTGCACGTCCTTAACCATCTGCGCCACATCTATCTCACCTCGACCTATTTTGTCGATCATAGCCGCATATCCGGTAGGCGCCATGCGTTTATAGTAGGAAAAGACCTGGCCCCTGGCAAATTCATTAACAATAGCATTAGCTTCTTCTACACCCTCTTCTCTTGTATTATTTAAAAACAAGCTGGCCATCTTAGCATTAACAGCATTCCTGAAATCTCTACCGTCTAATTCTTTGCTTATACCAAGCTTTTCTGACAGGTAGTTGGTTTCAGATACGGTAAACAGATATCGGTTATCAGCAGCCTTAAACAGCTTATCCCTTAAAGCCTGAATCCTTTTTGCTTTCTTCGCCGTAGTATGACGTTGTACGAACTTCCATTCCACTTCCTTGGAGTCAGCAAGAGCATTTAAATAAGACTGATTTACTTCGTTTTCGGCCTTACTGCTTTTAGTAAGGTACTTATCAATATCTTCAAGACCCACCATCTTAGCATAATCTATTAAAATAGCGTAATCAGCTTCAATAGCTTCAGATGCGGCCCTAAAAGCATCTCTTTCAGATAAGGTAAATGTCGCTTCGTTAATTTCTCCGATATCAGCCACATCTCGGTTGTTTCCGATTATTTCCTTGATAATGGCCTTATTTTTTTCTATATCTTTCACAATCGAATCCACGTCAGTCGCATCTCTATCACTTGTCGTAGAACCAATGATATCATGCGCCATTTTAAGATACGAAGCCTTGTTATTTGATTCGGTACGCGCCGACTGTTCCGATTCTACTTCATTCCAAAACCGATCATTGAACGACAGGTGACCTCCCAACATAAGTGTCTTCAGCGCAGCTTCTCCTCCCGACTCGCTCTGAATCGTTCTTAATTTTTGCAAAAACGATTCTGATACGGCATTGGTAACATTATTTGATTCCTTTCTCCAAACTTCATTTATAGCTTGTATTTCTTTAGCCATCTTAAGTTGGTCGCCGGTTTTTTCCACTCTCCTGGTTCCTACATATATGTATTCTGAAGCTGCTTCCTTACGTTGTTTACGAAGCAGTCCTTCTTCTTCGTAATTGCTGCTTTTAAAATAGGCAACCTCATCAAAATTACCACCGCTATCAATAAAAGGCTGCCTCAATATCCGTTTTTGCCTGGATAGAGCATTAAGGTATTCTTTGGTTGTTTGAGAAACCGGATACCCTAATTCTTCTTCAGCCTTTTTGTATATGGATTCCATTCTTGTGGCATAACTTTCGCTAAATTCCAGTTCCGAATTTTCAGCATCCCACTTTTCCATCTGTTCTGTATAAATCTTTTCCTGCTCGATGGTAAAAATATCGGTATTAACTCTATCAGACGATGGTTTGAATTTAGCGTTTTCAGTAACCGTATTTCCATCCTTGTCAACTACTTCTCTTTTAAATACGTAATTACGGTTATTGTCAACCACATCACCAATTTCTTCTTCTGATATCTCTATGTTCATGGCAGTCGCAAACGCTCGCATCTGCGCCAGCTTCTTATTACGATCGTATTTAGCCATATCAAGAGCACTACGAAGGTAATTAGAAGTTTTGCCGTCTACTTTCTGAAGCAGTTTTTCAAATTCAGATTTGTTAAAACCATGCTTTTTAGCATATGCCAGGAAGTCGGATATGGCGGGCTGGGCATTCACCATCGCATTGTAATTGTCTTTGGCAATCATAGCTCCAAGAGCGTTATTGAACGGACTGGAAGAATGCTCTAATATACCAAACCACCTACTTATCCAAGAAACATCGTGTTGAACCTTGTCGAAAAATTCTTTTACTCTCTTTACCTTATCTGCCGGCACATGAAGTTCGTTCATTAACTTATCAAGCAACGTACTTTCATCAAGGTCTTGTACTGATTTAATATCAGACTGAATACCGTTGATGTCGGCAATGACGGTATTGATCCTATTTGTATAATCCTGCTTTTCACGCTCATCAAATTCGGTACTTCTGTTACGGATATATCCTCGAAGATCGTTCATGATCGGAAGAACCTGGTTGTTGATAATATCTACGTTCTTTCGATCATTGGTATTGAAATGAAGCTTACCGTCTTTGGTATCACCATGAAGGATGGTGTTCACCACATTGCTTAAGTATCTGACCTGAGCTTCGGCTGTAGAGATCATGCTGTTCATGGCAGCCGCCATCTCATTCTTGTCTATTTCGGTCTCTACTTTATTTATCTTATCTTCTATGGTCTTAAGCTGCGCAAGGGTCATAGACGTAGTTACAGCCCTATCAGAGCTTATCTGACGTAAGTCTCTTAATGTTTTCCTTAATGCCAGGATCTTAGACTCAAGAAACTTGTTCTTGTTCATAGAAGAAAGGGAGTATAATGTAAAGTCATTATCCTTTAACAGAGAGGTGTCAAATCCTTTATCTATGTCAGTAATGGCAAGATCACGAATGTTTTTAATAACGTTATTCAAATCTTGTCTTTGGGTTGATAAAGCTGATTTAAGCCAGCTTACGATTCCAGAGAAAAGCTGCCGGACGCGCCCCAGGAAGGAGGTGGGCTCTACCGGCGCCTGTGCTGTGCCGGTCTGCATCTCCCTTGCGAGGATCTTTCCAAGAATTTCTCTCCTAACAGCATTATCAAGCTCAGCTCCTTCATATACCTTACCGTATGTATTATAATACTGACCTGCATACTGGTTCCACTCTTCCGTACCTTCTACATCTTGCAGAACAGCCTCAACAGCATTCTGATCTCTGTATGCCTCTACAAGGAAGTGGGCTGTTTCTTCTACTAAATCAGATAAAGTAGCATCTTCACCAACTGCTATTACGTTATTAGCAATATCCGCCAATGCCTTAGCAGAAGGTTCGTGCCCGTATTTGGTTTGGTACTTCTCTATATAGTCGGTCATACCTATGACACTAACGCCAAGCGTTTTCAGTATCTCGACAATAGAATTTCGTTGGTCACGTTCCTGCCTGCTATAATCTGATACGATCTTAGCTTTAGTATCAGCATAAAGATCGTTATCTTCTAATATGAATGAAACTACAAGCGCATCAAAATGATCGTACTTGGCGTCCAATTCATTGTATCTTCCTGACTTAAGATCGTTCTTTATCTGTTCCCTACTAACCCTTTCCGTTCCTCCGGTGGCGAGTCTCATAGTTACCTTACTGTTATCCAACGAGCTTATGGTTATCATACCTTGGTCGTTCATGGAAACATCGGAACCAAAATGATTACGGAGCTCGGTGTATGATAAGGCTGAATTGAAAAGTCTAATTTGTCCTGTATAACCTTCTCCTGTAAGATAATAGCTTCTTGTTTCAGAATCGAATATCTTAGATCCTGACAAAAGACCTTTCTTTATAAGGTAGTTAATTATCCCGCCTTTTGTTGATAAAGAAGTAGAAGCAGAAGCGGTCATGACCGGTATAAAAGACTTGGGATTATTAAGAACATACTTTCCAGCTTTGTAAGTAATGTCTGCCACGCCATCCACGGTAGATTCTTGAACGGTTCCTGATAAGAATCCTATTCTAATATCATTCCCGCCAGAGCGAAGAGCTTCTCCGTAATCTTCAAATAATTGACTACGATCGTTCATGAAAAACAAACGAGGCTCTCCAGTCTGATACGTTACACCCACAGGATTAGAATCTGTTTCTGGTAGCTCTTCTGGGCTAAATATCTTAAGACCGTCTTTTATAACCATATAATTAACACCCTTATCCTGTACCATAGATACGGGAGTGAAGTCTGAAGATATGGTATCTTGTAGATACTGCCCGGCGTCTATTCCAGGTCCTTCCGGTACGGAAATACTTGACGGGACCATAGCATCCACCAACATAATATTATCACCCAGATTTTGGCTGTAGAATCCAAAGCCCGATTCTTGGATTTCATAAGGTGCATCTGATTTTGACACAAGAACAGGGTTACTCATCTTAGAAGCCTTATCCAGCACCCTTTCCCTATAGGCTTCCGGAATAAGATCGATGTTGGATTTCACCTTATTGTAGGCCTGTTTATTAACAGGTACATTCCTTCTCCAGTCGCCAAAAGCCTTTAAGAACTTATTAGAAAATACGGTTTTAAAAACAGTAGTAGCCCGTTCCCTGTTCTCCATAAGAGGAATAGATGCTATTTTATCAAACAACATAGACCTGTCCCCTGATCTGGTAGAGACAGAAACAACTTTCTTTTTATTATCTCTTTTAATAATACACGTTGATGTCATAGTAAAACATTTTTGTTATGAGACAAAGGTAGTTAAAAATCAAGCATATCATAAAAAATAAAGCCACCTAACTTCTCAGTCTGATGGCTTAAAATGATATGAAAAAAAATTATAATCTGACGAAAAATCGTCAAGTTCAGCTTATATGTAATGCATGTACCCATCTCGGTGAATAAACCTTCCCGATTCAAAGCGCTCAATATCTTCAGGGCAAATAGGGCCCGAATCCTCTCTCCTGGCTTCAAACCAAAGCCCCGGCTTACGAAGTCGGCAAGTTATGATATAGTTAAAGCAATTGTGCGTAAAATGGAAAACAGATCCTACAGGGAAATACCTATCAGCTTGAAATACGATTCTTTTTCGTTTAGTATCAAACGTGATATCTCCTACTATCTTAGCCACGTAATAGCTTCTGCCATTTAACGTTTCATCTGTTTGTGGTATCCAATAATAACCTCTTGCCATGCCACAAATATATGAAAAAGTCGGATAACTTACGTACCCTACTCTATTATTTGTTTAAATAGTCCAATTTCATCTATTTTGACATGACCGCTTTGCATACGACCATTATTAGGATTATGTAGAAAATTGAAACCACTTTCTTTTTCCTGTCTTTCAAAAGAACTGATATCCTTTCCTCTACGGGCTCTTTCAAAAGCTTTCTTGAACAACTTGCCTCTAAAGGTCTTGACGAGGATCTTGGTAGCGTTATTGCCGGCTTTTACCATTGCTTTCCTTGCCTGGTCCTCCGAGACAAAACTGCTTCGGAAAATATACGATGCTGCTGCTTGTATATCTTGTTTAGTAATCATATGACAAACATTTCTTTCAAGATACTATTTTGTATGCTATATATCAATTTCATCCCATCTCTATCATATACGTCAAAAAAGGATTCACTTAAGTTCTTTGGATTTACATTCAGTTGAATTATGCAATTACCGGTATAAACCTTAATTCCGTAATTATCAGAGTATATATCTTGCATAGTCTCAAATGTCTCAATTAAATTTTCAACAAGGACTCTGTTAAATGAAAAAGGTTCTTTACCATTACCTTTAAATGTGATATGATCTAAATTTATGTTGTCAAATTCATACTCTAACTGATTGCCGTCCATCATATTATAAATGATTGACTTTCTGATTATAAATCCCATATTGTTTTATTTTTTAGTTAATACAAATCTTCTGAATACAACTGTTCTCTAATGGCATTCCTATCTACCACCATCTCCTGATTATTGTTTCTAACAAGTTCAGACGCTTCCTCTCTTGTTAAAAACCGATTCTTGCTTGTCAAAAATCCTTGAACACTGCGGTTTTTATGGGCTATACCGTATGCCGCAAACTGAGAAATGATAGAACAATGTCTCAATCCACAAAATACGGCGCCGGATGGTATATTGGTGGGCTGATGAGGACGCTTCTTGCCGTCCTGCACCCAGATGGCCGCGCATATTACTATTTCTTTATTATACATGATACGTTTTTCTATTAAATTTATTAAATCCGTTCATTTACTTTAATATAATCGGATGCCTCTTCCCTCTAATGAGTTTAAACTTTTTGCGTGAAACATCTTTTGAATTTTCTCCGTTGAAATCCCTGATATTGAAACTCCCTGATTTTCTCCTTCCATAAACAAAGAATATTTTATTGTTATACAACACTTTATCAAACAACCTAAAACCGAAAACCTCAAAAGGAGCTTGATTGTTTTTCTTCTTCCCCCCTTTTAAAATTTTCATTTTATGTATTTGTCTATTATGTCTACGAATTAAACGTTTTAAATATTGACGTTCGATTCGTTTCGCATTAATATTCTTAGAAATGACAAACGCGTCGGATGTATGGGATTTTTCAATCCCATATTTAATCCGATTATGTTTCGTAATGTAACCAAACGTCATAAAAACTCTGTCGTATCTGGATTTTAACTCTTCATACAACCTCCATTTCATAATTCCCATTACGGCTGCGTCGCGAAGCGACTTGCCTCTTCTGATCTTTAAATCTATATTACCTTTATGGTATTCTTTGTGACATGTTTCACATAAAGTTATAAGATTAGAAGGGGAATCCCCTCCGGTTTTTCGAGACTCAATATGATGAACATTCAGTATAGAATCTTTTGACTTGCCTTTACAATACTGGCATTTATGTCCATCTCTTGCTAAAACATACTCCCTTGTGTTCCAAAACTCAAGTTGATCACCTTCCTGGTATTCTTTACCTGATATCTCAGGATTCTTAATCTTTTGAGTATCGAATTGAGCTACTTCAATAACAATACGAAATATTGGTAGTATAGAGCATACATTATCAATAACACGAATATGGGCGTCTATTTTGTACTTCACCGAAGGTGCTGTCCATCCTGGACGCTTGCTTTTTATTCTATTATTAAAACGAGGTTTTCTATATCTTAACCTGTTCCGTCTTGCTCTTCGTAGCTCCCTTCTGGTAGACAAAAGATCTACGATATCATTTCTAAGGATCACTTCACTACTGTAAAGTTCTTTGCTTTTCGTTGTAGCTGATAGACCAACATGCTTAGTTCCAGCATCAACGCCTAACACAATTTCTTGTTTGTAATCGGATGTGACGTACATTAATTTGATGGTAAACGGACATAGGTTCACAACGACTGCCTTTTTATCTTTAAGCAGTCTCCTAACCTTACCATGCCTCGTTGTTGGCATCATAGGTTTACCATTTATGTCTTGTACGTACACCATATCTACAAACGTTTTTAATGTTTATTCAACATAAATCAGGAATATTTCATCCTGTTAGTACCCATCGCCAATGTTATAAGAGGTTTACTTGCAGGCAACACTGTTTCACCAAATATACTACTCCTGTTTAATCGCTTGCCTTAGGGCTACGGACTTGGGCAAACATCCGTAGGTAACTATCTATTCTCAAATAACGTAGCCTTCGTTTCAAGGCTTAGGCTAATATCCGGACCATTTATGGTACATTAAAACCTTATAATGAAATTATATTGTTTTAATGTTATTTCGGATATATATACTTTTTACCCCAATCGATTCTTTTTATCTTACGACCTAATTTAAGCCGTTCTAAAGCCTGTTAGAATGTCATGCCACGACGAGGCAGTTTGAGATACTTTTTAAGTCTGTCGGCAGCTTCATTTGGTGTATGGCCATCGTATTCGAAAGCGGTTTCTCTTTCAGGAACATCAAACAAATCCCAGTATTTGCTTTCATAGTGATTAGATACCTGACCGGTAGGTAGGATCGCCATCACAATAAACCAATCATCAGAACCGAAGCATTTTTCTCCGTCGCTGTGTCTCCTTGATTTGCAAACTTCAACCTGTCCGCTTCTGGCTAATAGATTAAAGAAGGCAGCGTTATACAACATGCTATACCGATACAATTCATTGAAAGTGTGGTATCCGTCAGAGACTTCTCCCACGTCTACAGGCTTCTTGTTTTGAATACTACCCAAAATGTTCTCTATATAGAGCTGTATTTTATACATACCCATTTCGGTGTGGCCGTATTTGTTCAAGATATTATTGACATCGTATTGTATATTAAAATCTTTTTCAAATTCTACTTCAGGATGATTAGGATAGTAGTAATCTACTGATGCTTCTAACACAGACTTGATATGCTCTACTATCCTCGCAACATCATCATGTTTAAAAAAATGCTTAAATCTTTCAACGAATTTAATATCTTCGTTGATTGCTGATTCGAACTCTTCTTTTGTCATTACTCTAGCCACATCTTTAAAATCTTTTAATTCCATGATTTGTTTTAAATTAATTGTTACTATACTTTCTTTATCCTACAATACAAACCCCACAAAAACTCAGCGGAGAAACTATCCCATACATTATTCTTCTGCCAAAGTTCTACTTTGTTAACAAACCAAGACCATATGGGACCATCATATGAAGAATCAGATGATGATCCCAATCCGATTTTCTCCATTTCATTCGCCACATCAGAATAAGGATCTAAATCGACTCCCCTAATCATGTTAATAATATCATCCTTGTCTAACGTAAATTGAAACCGCTCCTTGTTAGTAGGCGGATCTTGATTCAATTTACCAGTCGCAAGCCATTCTCCATCATGATACAATTCGGCAAGTTTCTTTACCTTATTTTTAAGAAAAGAATACTCTTGTATGACTTCCATAAAGTCAGCTTCGTTAGCTTTACCCTCTATGAAGATAACGGTTTTGCTTCCAGGTCTATGATCGTCTAAGCTTGCCGGGATTCCTAATATCGTCCATCCTTTAAACTCAGCTATCTTAAAACGCATAACGTCAAACACCTTATAGAAATCATCACAATCTATAGATTCTATTACCTTAATATCCTCTTCCGTAAATTTACCTCGTATTGGAATAACGTGATGACCAGGACATCCATCGGTTCCGAAATATGCAATTCTAACCATATCATCTACAATTTTACGATTTTTGCAAAACATTCATATAACACGGTACATCTACCACATCTCTTCTATGAAGTCCCTTTTCAAAATAGGAAACCATATAAGTGTTTTTACCTTCGTGATCAGGTCTGGGATCAAAGCATTCAAAAACGAATCTTGTTCTACCTTCAAGATGACCAAACATGAAAACAAATTCGCCACCGTATCTTTTATTAGCTAATTCTTCTACGGTCATAACCTATCTCCTCCCAATCCTGAATTGATACTAACGTACTTAACACGGACACCATTTCCACGTCCAAGCTGACCCCAGCCGGGCGATGGGGTTCCCTTAGCCGGAGCAGGGACAGCCCTAAGCTGAGACCAGTCCTGCTTTTGCCTCATGGCTTCAGCCTCTTTGTAATACCGGTTACACAGTTCTTGATCTTCGTAACCAACGTAATCTTCCTTATTTTCCATATAGAATACTTTTTCAACAAAAGTACGACATTCATGAATTAATTAGATTTAAAATAAAACAATATGAATTAAAATAAAAACCCGATACGTTAAAATCGCATCGGGCCTGGTATTGAAAAAAAATAGGTTCAGATCTTGGGTAAAGATTCGAGCCAATTTTTAACATCTTTATATTTAGGGTCTTTGTCTATTCTATCTTTCAGTTCATGCAATGCTGAGTCCATAACCGTATTCGGTACGCCAATCAACTCTCCTATTAAATACAAGGGGGTTTTATTCGATTTAGATTCATGTGCTATATTCATATCCCAAAAAAAAGTTATGTGAAACAAACCGGCCACGGGTATTCTATTGCCCGCCGACCGGTATAATATTTTTATTCCTTTTTTTCCAAACGGGAAAAACGGGAATGCGGGAATCATATTTTTTACTATGGCTCCCGCACCACCGGAAGGACCTGGATCTGGATCTCAGGTCAGATCCTTCCAGTTTATTTTTTCGCCGAGGTAATCTTGCACGGCAAGCCATCTTATAAAGGCTACTCCTTCGGGAGCATCCGGATCATCCAAATACATTAACGTAGCTTTCACCAACTCGTTCTCACATTTGAAGACCTTCGGAAAACCATCCGAATAGTACATTGCAAAGACATATTGGACATCGCCCCATGTCGCTTTATCCGGCTTCTTCGCTCCGCACTTTTCAAAAATATCTTTTATTTCCGGCTGCTTCCAGATCCTCTTGGATCCATCGACGTTGACCATCTTCTTTACCGCCTCATCAGCAAGAGCATTAGAAAAATGGTAGCCGTAAGTATCTACATATTTCTGATAAGCTGGATCCTCTGCGTCTGCTCCTCAATAAGAACGACCTCTGCCACGTCCGCGACCTCTACGCATCTGAGGTCCGTCACCGTAGTATCTGTCGTCTCCATAGTAATCGGTCGGGTAGGATTCGTAACCCATCCTCCGGTATTCCCGGTCCTCCATTTCATGACGACGTTCGCGCTCCTCAAGCCTTCTTTCCCTTTCTTCCAGCTCGTTTTCGCGTTCTTCCATTTCCTTCATCTTCTCATGCATACCGTAATGATCATAAGGAGGAAGGAACCCATGTCCGTACTCCATGTACGTCCCATCAGAACGACGGCTTCTGCCTCTGCCTCCACCTCGCCTATCTTCTATCTCATCATATCCAGGATATTCTCTGTGTCCTGAATTTAAATCATATACTATCATATTATACTTATTTCAAACGTTCTACAATTAACTTCTTTAAATCTTCGAATGAATCAGTAAGGTCATTCACCTTATTTTCTATACCAGCTATTTTACGATCCTGCTCTCTCGTTTGTTTGAATGCCGGATTGATATCTTCTAATATAGATTCACAAGCCTCTATCTTGGCACGATGGGTATCTACGCTGTCTATTATGTCTTGACTGGTGCTTTTTATAGCATTCAGTTCGTTCATAATCGGATCTATGCTGGTAGATAATGTTATACCCATAGCCTTAGCCACATTCTGGGATTCCGGAACCGTATAGGTCTTGGTTTCGCCAGTGAGCTCTACCGTCAGATCCACCACGCGGGTCTGCATCGCCTGATACTGACCCGGCTGAGGAGGAAGATACCTGGGTTCGGATACGGCTACTACCTTTCCCAATTCGTATTTAGGTACTGTATTAGTATCAAGGGTATGTACCTGAAACCCTTTCTTCAAATCTGAAAACATGATCAAAATATTATTTAGGTGAAAATAGGGTGATGATCTCCATCACCCTACTGAAATCATTTACCTGCTTTAACTTCAGACGCCTGGGCTGCCGCTACTGGAACACAGCAATCCATTAATCTTAACACGCCACGAACTTTATTGAAGTACAGAAGGCGTTCTGTGCCATTTACCATAGCAGCACCCGTTACAGCTACGTTAATAGGGTTCACGACATTCACTCCCGTAACCGAGCAACAGGTGTCGGCTCCTACTGTTGAAACTGTGCTGTTTGCCGGGACCGCAATCTGTACCGGTAGAGCACTTCCGGCTGTGGGGACTACTTGCCTTATCTTAAGAAGGATAAGACCCTCACACGGAAGGGCGATCCAAGCCCGTGGGTTAATACCGAAGATTGTATTTGTCGTACTGACAATAACATTCTTCGTAACCACCTCATACAACGATCCTATTTTAGAAACACAAGCCATATTAGCCTCCTTTCTTAATAAAATCAGACAGCAGCGTTGTTATTGCAACATCCGTTGTTACATCCACATCCGTTATTGTAGCAACCTCCTCCGAATACCTGTCCCCAAGAATAAGCCTGGTAAGGAGAACAAGAGGGGTAGGCTGGGACGGCCGTCGGGCGTAATTGACCAACGATATTCTGGGTTTGTTGCTGAGATAATGCCGAAGCTGTCAAAGCCGCTTTTTCTTCACGAAGTTGAGCAATAGTGTTCTGCATCTCCCTCATTTCCAACTGACAGAATTTGTCGTTGATCATAACGGTTTGAGCATCAAGTTTCGCAGACAAGATATTGAATTGGCTTGTAGCTTGCTCACGATTGTTAGCCAGACCTTGGTTGAGACCGTTCTGCAAGATATTGGTTTGTTCCAACGTGCGAAGCTGGTTGTCAAAACCTTGCTGAGTAATCATTCCCTGAGTCTGGCAAGTGCTTTGATTGATCAACGAACTCAGATTGCAGCAGCAAGAGCTGATTTGATTTCCTATTTCACAACCTTGTTGTTGAACTGCGTTGATAACAGCCTGAGAAGTCATACCTACCTGACCAGCTACTTTATCAATAGCACCCTGTACGTTGCAGATAGCACTCTGAAGTTGAGTAGTAGAACAGTTCAAAGCAGAAGCGATCTGATCTATAGCGCTACGATTACCTTGAATTGCCTGCATCAGAAGCTCACGACCGTAATCGTTATTCAACTGAGCGGGTAAACCATTGGCGCAACAATCACCACCATTTCCAAAACCGTTACCGAAGCCGCGTCCACCCCACAGCCAGAACAAAACAATTATCCAGAGCCACCAACCGTTAGCCCCACCGAAACCGTCCTGGTTATTACGACCGTTCATCAAAGCCGCCACCAGATTCGGATCCATTTTATTACCACCTATCAAATTAGCAAACATGCCGGGAATCATTGAAAGAAGACCGTTAGTGGCTGCACCACCACCGTTAGCCCCGGCTCCATCTAAAAGGACGATTTTATCACCACCCATAATTTATAGTATTTAATTGTTAAACATACGTGCATGAAGCACGTAACAAAGATCATGATTGTAGAGTGGAATACAGGTGTGTTTATTTCCTATAGAAGAGAAGTATTTTCAGCAAAAACGGAAGTATAATACACAATAATTAATTTTCCCCATTTAAGGTGAAAAACTGATAATCAGAAACTTACGCTTTTCCCATTTTGGGTAAAGCGCTGTAAATCAAACCAGGGCCCGCATCACTGCGAGCCCTGATCTCTAAACTAATACCATGAAAAAACTTAAATCTAAAAACTAAAGAATACACAAATGTATGAAAATGTACGCTTTTCACAAAGAATCTGTATCCTGTTCTTTTGTGTGATTCAAGACATGGGATATAGTTCTGATACTTAATCCGGTTTGATTTTGTATCAGATTATAAATATAGGATTTTGAAACTACAGTTCTTAATTGACCTAAATCATTCATAATGTTTTATACATAAGATGAATGCTGTTGTTACGTTTGATGGTACTGATTCTCATTTCCTACTGTTATTAGTTACGTCCGGTTCTTACTTTTTCCTATTTCTATAATCCCTTCCTGAAACTAATATTGCAAACTTAATAAAAATAATTCATAAACAATGAAAATCTAACTTTTCTTGTATGTTATTGATATACGTGCATATATGAGAAAAGTGAGACTTTCACAAGCCTCACTTCCCAAATTATAACTATGAAAAAACTATATATATGTACACAAAAATTACCTACATTCCAATTTATTAAGATCATCCAATTCAGGCTTGCTTACGGTCATGTCTTGCGTCAAGCCAGATCTGTTTTGGTATGGAGCGTAATCGGTTTCTACCGTCTTAGCCTTCTGAGTAGAATCGTATTTCACCTCTGATTCGGTTCCTGTCAGATTTTGGTAGATAGAGCCGGAACTACTCTCGCTTACTTTAGACCATATCTTATTACCTACTCTTATAAAATTATCATAAATACCTTCGGCTGTTATAACACCATCTTGCTCTACGATATTAGGGCCCGATTTTTCTTTTAACAAATACGGGTGCCTGGTGTAAAAATAGTGTTCAAAATCATTCCCGGCATACGAAGGGTCATACTTCTCCAAATAAAACAATTCTGATAAAGAAGGGTCGGTACTGGTCATGCTATAATCAAACAACATCAACCTGTCTTTTCCAGATAAAGATAATTCTATTGATTTCAAAATATCAGGATCATCAGAAATAAGGCCCAAAGATGGACCAGGTTTGAAGTCAAGATACTTATAGGCATTATCATATAATTTTGTTTTATGGAGTTTGTTGTCAAGGTAAGATTGGTATAAATCGAATAAGGATAATGGGTTTTCGCTATCTTGTTTTTTGTTCATGTATCGACTATACTCCCGATCCACATCCACGTAAGGAACGTCAAGTACCGCCGGGTGTCCAAACGCCATCCTGGTCATTATCATGTCCTCCGTGTTCTGAGAATCCATGAACGATCTGACGTATTTTTTAATGGAAGCCATGAGCGTATTATTATCTACGTTCCGTACTTTCTCTTTATCCAAAACGCCGTTCTTAAAACAAGATTCAGGATATATTTTAGTAGAAAAATGAGTTAGGTTGTGCTTGGCTAACACTGTTGATATTTGATACATCTCGTTAATATCATCTTTGCTGATCCTTTGATATAGATTATCTCCTACCTTAAGCAATGAATGTTTCTCAAACGCTTCTACTGGGTCTATATTGGATTCAGAATAAACGATATTCAAATTATCCATATACTCCGGCAATAATTCAGAATAATAATCTGTGCTATCACCAAGAACATCATCTATAGAAGATGCCAGCGTTGGAGCATAATTTACATCATTATGCCTGGCCACATAAATATCAAGATCCAGCATCAAATTATCTATCTTATTCAAAGATTCTTCTGTGCCATCATAAGTTTCCGATGTCCCTATTATATCTATGCCAAACCACGTACAAGCCTCTTCTATATCCCATATCATGCTTCTTAAATCGGATTCGGTGTCGGCATTAGCCCTATGTAAATAAGCTGATATACGAGCTCTTAGGAACTCTATTTTGCCAGGATTGTAATAAGACAGATCTTGTAACTTAGACAAGGATCTTCTCTTGCCTTCTACCACATCATCCCCTTCTATGTTTATTACCGGAATCTTATTCGTAGATGAGAACTCATCAAACATAGATTCGGCAAATTCTTTATCAGAAACGAATTTCTCAACCAGTTCAGGATATGAATTTCTCAACGATTCAAAAGCAGATGAAAATTCAGAAAAGTTTTTTATGCCGGCTACTGTTTTACGCATAGCATAATAAAGCTCAGAAGGATTATATGGTACTTTTTTACCAAATTGGTTAAACACTCCCTCCTTGTAAACAATAGGACCATACTGATAGTCAATAGACATAAAATAATTATCTTTTTCCCTATCATGTTCGTTAATAGAAGAATCTATTAACTTTCTCATGGAAGTCGAAACCTCGTTTAAAACAGAAGGATCGGATAAAATACGACTTATTTCTGTTTCATCATACAAACCGGATCTCCTTAATTTCTGCTCATTCAGTATCAAACTGCCATCTACATAAAAATCGAAGAGAATAGCATTAGACAATGAAGACGCATTGAAAAAATAATGAGTAGACAAAAGGAAATCCCTTACATCCTTAACATCCTGAGCCGTTAAAGGATCAGCAAAATAAGTCTGACGCTTCATATACGACAGCACATCTTCTAAAAGAGGTTCGCCATTGGGATCGGTATTAAATATCTCCCCTGGAGCCGGATTATTCCAATGACCGTAATACGACAAAAAACCAGGAGTGTAAGCCTTAGCCCATACCTGAAGAGCCCGCTCGCTGTTTCCTAATACTTTTAAAGCACTTTCGTAAAGAACGGAAGGCTCCCCGTTAGGAGCCTTAACCCGTTTTATTTCATTTTCCTTTTTTTCTATCTGACATTTGACACCCATAGTGATAAATATTTTAGACAAAGATAGTATAAAAATAGAAATTATGAAACTTCTATTTCATAATGCGAAGCCTCTGTCTCAACTATCAATCTTCCCTCTCCTTCGAACTCAACGCTATCATTTCCTGGACCAGTAACAAAAGGGAAATCAGATACGGATGTTACATAATCTCCAGAACCACCGGAGAAAGACTGACTTTTACTTTGTTTGTAATTGATAGTCAATTGTGTTTTACCTATCTGAAGAGTTCCAGATAAATTTTTAGTATAAGTAGTGGTAGTTGTAATATCCCCATTTTTATAACAATACATTATAAAGGTGGTAACCGGACTCTTTTTTATATTACTATCCGGACCTGCATGATAAGATTCATTTCCTCCAAATATGCTATAAATGTGACAATAAGGACCGACTCTTTTACTTGAGGTTTTAGCCTTATCCTCGACTCCTTTCAAAGATATAGTAACCTTACTCTTGTATTCAATATCCTTCCAATTACAGACTCCTTCACTTACGTTTCCAACAAACCTGTCATCAACATAAACCTCTATATCCCCCTACTGATTGGTCTTCAACTGATACTGAACAAGATTTGAAACATCTTCGTATCTCCTTCTCATACTCAACACTCCTTATTTAACTCATTTATCGAATCCGAATTATCAGAACCTTCTACGAGATTCTTATTCCTATCTATCTCTTCCTGGCTCATATTACTCATCATATTTTGTATTTTTCTACCAGATTGAGATAAAGAGCGGATGAATGCACTGGAACTTATCTTAACTCCAAGATCCGGTTTTGCCCTAAACGCTTCACCGGTACTGATATTATACAAATCATACACACCTGAGTTCATATAGAATTTATATATCCAGTTTCCACCAGCTTTTTTGTACCCTAATTTGGTTAACTCGACTACACTCATACCAAATTTAATGCCATTACGACCCATTATCTTCTCTGGTATAGGTTCTACCTTAGCCGGAACAGATGAATATGCTTCGTCACCTCCGTACAGAAAATAAGGGGTTGTCACCCTTGATATGTGAGTAAGCGGTTCTTCGGATATACGAGGTTCGTCTTTTTCTATTTCTCCTTTTGTATATCCAGGTAATTCGACATTTCCTTTAACTTCGACATTTGTTCTGGATTGTCCTTTGCCTTCTCCATCTCCCTTTTTATCGCCATCTTCCTCAGTGCGTACTGCACCGCCTTCTGCACTTCCTTCTTTTCCATCATTTAAAATATTATCTGATTCTGACTCTATAGACTCCACGACAGCATCATACTCTGGTATGCCGCTAAGGAAATCTGCTACGTTATTCAAAAACTCTATTTTTTCCTCGTTTGTCATATCAAGGCTTTCCACGGGCTCCCATATGGCAGGCAAGTTGTTTGATTTTATTGCAGTAGAAACATCTTCTACAGTTTTATTATCCACCGTAGGCAAAACTTTAGAAACCAAACTATTGATATCAGATTCCATTTTTTCTACTTCCTCTTTTGTGCCATATTCTTTTAGGGTATCCATGCCATTGACTCTAAGAGAATAATTTAAAGCCTTACTCGGAACAAAATTAATATATTTCAAAAAGTTTTTCAACTCTGATATAATTTGTTCGTCAGATCTTGGCCCAACATAATCAACCACCACCCGATCTGTTTGAGAACGAAGCCAAGAAACGTATTCTTCTAAAGTCTTACCACCTTTACTGGAAGGAGTGGATATTTTATCACCTACTGTTCCTTTAGGTTCTAATCCCATTTCCTCCTTAAGACTTTTAGGATTACCTCTCTCACGAAGAAATCTCAAATCACCTCCTACAATCTTCCTTGCTATAAAATCAAAAATATTAGCATAAGGCGGCAATCCTTCTTTTTCTATATGAGATTCTATTTCGTTTAACATAAGAGAGAAGTTTTTTCTGGAGGTGCGCTTCTTGCCATGTAAGGACTGCGTAGCTTGTGCCGCAGGAGCCGGCTGGGCTGGTGGCGCCGGCCGAGTCCCCCGGACAGGGCCTTCCTCTGGCATTTCATCTTCGTAAATATCCACATCTTCCTTGGAAGTAACGGTCTTACCCTCATCGGAGAAAGGGAGATCATCTTCTATAAGTGATTTAGGTCTGGAAGATGATTTACCAAACTGAATCCTGATCTTAGGAGCGACAAACATCTCACCTTCGAAATCTATTCCAGATTCTACTTCAGACATCACAATGTCTTTCACATTCCTGCTTTCATCTTCTACCCATTTAACAACATCAGGAACCGTAGATAATTTTTCTATAGCCTCACGAGCTTTTCTAAGCCCTGAAATAGGATTCAAATACGATACTTGATACGAAGCCGGATCAAGGCCTAACTTGGTTAGATACGCATTAAGATCTTGTATATCATCTTGACCCATCTGTAACAATTCAGAGTCACCTGATTCAAGCAGCATATCTATAAAAGAAATCCATTTCTTTCCTTCCTCTGATTCCACAGAACGTAGACTAACCGGGAAAAGATAATTAAGACCGTTTTTGCCTTTGATGACAACTACCGGAACTCTTACATTTTTGTAATTATTCCCCTTGTCATTTAATATAGAATAAGCAAATGGGAAGCCTGTGTATTTAGATCCGTTCTTAAGCACGACTTTGCCATTTAATACATATCCGACATCAGATACTTTTTCAGCACCTTTTTCGGTAATGGGGAGATTTTCTACCTGGCCATATCCTTGACCGTTCACCTTCATGTTAAACACCGGTCTTCCAGGAAGGGTCTGGGCAACAACATGCGTGCCGACGTTGATGGTGGCCGACCGGCCGGCGTCCTTCTTCCACTTGTTAAAAGCCGTTCTTCTTATCTTACTTATACCATCTATGCCTCCTGTGTCAGCTTTTACAACAGAAACGAATCTGTTTCCACTCATGACCTTGATAACCATATTGGATACCAGCTTATTTTCAGCAGATTCTATTCTTTTTTTATCACCGGACTGAACAGCATCATTGTATTCGGCAAAAAGAGACTGATTATAGGTATCATTTGCATCTATCTCAAGATTAACCTTATCTCCTTTCTTCAAAGAAGATAATGCTTCCTGATCTATTTTATCTACTTCATTCTCTCCGAATCCAACACCTGTTCTGTACGGAACCAATTCGTCTGAATCAAGACGCTTATAAACCAAAGAATATGAATTACCCACGTCCTGAATAGACACATCTGTGTAACGGTTAAGAACACGAGCCGATTCTTTGTCTATAGACCATCTCGCATGATAAGGCAGTTCAATTATAGTAGCCGTTTCTCCACCTATGTTAAGAGAATACCTTTTAGTACCATTAGCGTTCGTTTCAGAGCTTATTTGAATAGGAACCAATGATTTTATAGAAGATATAAATTTATCGGCTCTAAGACCTGCAATTTCATACCTTTCGTTGCCATCGTTGGATATTCTTCTAACCATCAACGTCTCTGGATTCTGGGCGCTATCTATATTGGCTCCCGGCGTATTATCAGATTCGTCTAATTCATTTACAAGAGAATCTATATTAGCATCATCCTCCCCAAAATTACTTAACGTAGATTCGGAAATACGACCTTTATCAATAATCCTGTTTTGTTCGATATAAGGAAGGAGATCCGTGATGTTTCCAACCTGGCCAAGATCTTCTATGGTAAATACCGAATCGGCAAGCTTATCTTCGTCAACTTTCTCCCCTTTGTCCCGTCTGTTCATTATATCAACATACGAAGAAATAGCATCATCAAGTTCCTTCCTTTGATCTGGTTCCAAATTGGATTTAGCCATATCAATAATAGCTTTATTATCCTCATACACAGATCTCGGACTTGTAAGCCTATCAGCCTTTTCAGATAATGATTTTATGAGATTAACGGGACTGTCACCCAAAGACGATACATAATCATCAAAATCTTGTTTGTATTTATCATACACATCTTTTTCTCTCTCAGTAAGAAGATCGGCATTACCTGTATATAGTTTATCAATTATAGACTGCCTTACGGCCGGAACCATAATAGGATTATCCATAGCAGCCTCATAATCTTCATCCGATACAGACTCCGTAAGCGGTGACTCTTTTATATCATCTTCTGCTTCCTTCATCCTATCTTCCCTTACTTTATCAAGAGCATGCATAAAAGCCTTGATAGTCCAAGCTTCGTCTTCCGAAATCTTACCTTCTGACACAGCTTGATCTACTACCTCATCAGTGTCATATTCACCAACTTTATTAGACTCTGCAAAATCAGGAACCTTGTCATCCCCTTTATAAGGAGTAGACCATAGAGAAGACAGCGCTTTTGAAAACCCCCTGTTTTCCTCAGCTAAGAATCTTTTATCAAGCATCTTAGACAAGAAGTTATTCATATTCCTATAGTCCATCAAACTTCTTCGGTATTCATTTACCAAGGATCTCATGGCTTTGTCTTTGGCTGTAAACTTCTTTTCCTGTCTTGATTTTACATTAAAATAATCATCAAAAGCCACAAGCGTATCATAGGCTTCTATCACATCTTGTGAACTTATGGGAGAAAGAGGAGATGATAAAACAGATTCGGTTTTACTTACCAGCTCTTCTATCGAAAACTCTTTTCCTATTAACGTTGATAACTCAGACAACGAATTATTGTAATTGGTTCTAAGGCTTTCCAATTCTTTGGTTTTTCGTTGTATGGATTCAGCTTGTGGATCTTTCCCTTCTACGTTGCGAGGGCGGGTAGCAAGATCTTCTATTTCGGATTCAAGTTCTTCTATTCTTGACCGTATGCCACGGATAGCCATCGCCCGCTCCCTTGCCCTGTCCGACAGCCGGGAGAACGTACTTAGAGCATCCGCCACGCGAGGCTGCCCCGAAAGCGTTTCTATGACAGAAGCTATGTCTTTCATTCTTGATTCTGATTGAAGACCAAGGAAGGCATTACGAGCCACGTATTTCCTAAACTCAATCTTAGAATCATCACCTATAAGATCTTCGGCAAAACTCTGGGCAGATCTGAAATCCGAAAGACGATTGTTATAATTATCAATAATAGAATCCTTGTATTTCTTTGCCTCTTCCAAAGACATTCCATTAGCTTCGGCTATTTCCGAAATAGGCATCATATCAATCATCTGCCTAAAATTTTCAGCCGAATCCTCTAAGGTTCCCATTTGGTTGTCAATAGACATCTTTTCAAACATAGCATCATCAAGCTCCTTGCCAGTCATAGACTGGGCATCGGAACGAACTTGAGGCCCTAAACTCATTGATTTTTTCAACGTATTCAAAGCCGCCGTGTTAAGATTAGAAGATGCTTTGTTGTATTCATTCACTTGCCTTTCCAGCAAGATCTGACTATTGCTATACTCTTTAACCCCAAAGAAGCCTTCCCTCATACCAAACAAAGAACCGATAATAGCACCGATTCCTATTTCAGTCCATCCTTCTTTAGACGTATATTGCTTTTTAAATCCTTCAGAAATAGCATCAAGAACATCAACGGCTCCGTTCATGGCTACATTATCATATCTTGACTTAACATATTCCTCAGCCGTATTCTGAACAGCACCTTGAGATCCTTCTTCCCATAAGCCTTCGGACACCGGCCTTTTCATGATATTGAAAACATTGCCTGCTATCTTTTGTCCTATATTGGGATTGGTTATTTTAATAGCCATCTCTCCCGGCTTCGCAACTTCCGTCCCTAATCCAAATAAATGCTTGTTGAACTTCTTTTCCAACCCTGGTATAGCCTTGCCTCCTAACCCTATATACTTACCAAAAAGAAGCCAGTTAGATAATCCTACTATACCCATATTGGCGGCAAATATAGCACTACCTACATCAGCATTAGAATTACGAAAAACAGCCATTTCCTCTGCATTGGGATCACGACCATAAATCTTACGATAATAATCCTTGAAATCAGACTCAGATTGCTTCATAAAAGAATTTGCTTCAACCGATGACTCGAATCCGGCACTGGTAGCCAACAACGTCATGGTTTTAGCCGCCTCCCCTACATTTCTTCCGGTAGCAACTCCTTTTCTTACATAGTCATTAAACACGCTTTTAAGGCTTCCTATACCCCTATTTGCAGCTTGCCTTGCTGCTAACTTAGCTCCGATTCTTCCACCTAATTTAGCACCTATATTGCCCAATGATCCAACTCCAAGTCCTCCGGTCATGTACGCTGATATCATGGCTCCTACGGTAAAAGACATTCCGTTACCAAGGACATCATTCCATAAGAAATTACCGGTATCCTTAAAAAGCTTCTGACCGAAATTATAATCTTCTACCTCTTTCTTGTAATAATGGGGAAGAAGCATGTCTATTTGCTGGTCAAGATCACCTACAAACTTATCCATGTTAGTGTTTAACGCAGCTTTATAACTTCCCTCAGATGCCATATTGATAAGTTTGTCAGGCAATGACACAACTCCTTGTGCACCGTACAATGCGGATTTTAAAGCGAATTTGCCTACACCATTCCAAAACTTACTCCATCCGCTCTGTCTCCTGGCATAATAATCTTCATTGTTTATACCCGGAATATAGTTAGAATATTTTGTACGCCATACCCCATCATTACCCATCTGATGACTTTCACGGATACTTACCTTCGGTCCATAGGGATTAAGAGGCGGCGGGACAGGTGTAGCCCCCCTGTAGCTGTTACGAGCCAGTGCCTCCGAGTAGCTGTTGCTTATCTCCTTGGCTATATACGGTTCTTCGTATTCGGCAGCAGCTATCCTTGATGCGTAATCCGGAAATTTAGGTTGGGCATACACACCTTCACCAGGCATATAATTAGGAACCAGAGGCGTTGTCGTCTCTGGTAGTGTAGCCGGAGTATAATTCTCTTCTTCGGCTAATTTTCTTTGCCTTGCCACATCTTCGTAAGTGGTTTTAGCAGCAGGATTATATCTATCTATATTATTGTCAGCCATAAATTTTCTGCAAAAAATCGTTCAACTTACTAAACTTGTCATTCATGTTGGGCGTGATATTTATTCCTCTCATATACGGATCCCTCATCTGATCAAGACGTTCTTGAACAGCCTCCTTCACGTATTTTACAAAGAAATACTGAGGACACTTCTGGTGAATGCTATTCCAGTAATCCGCATATTCATCATTACCCGGATCCAAAGGAACAAAATCCGAGAACAACAATGCAGGATTTTTAGAATTTTTAGTCCTTTTGTCATAGAAATTGACCGCTACCTCTCTCGAACCCCTGTCATCCATTCCTTCCAACTGAACTGATATGTTGTCAGACATATCAATGAAATTATCGACAAGGGTTTTAACAACGTTCATTTCCTCAGGCTTAAGATAAGAACCATGTATCTTTACTATATCATAAAGATCATTCTTGACATCAGCCTTAGAAGCCAAACGGGGAAGACCATTGCGTATAAGATACTTATCATAAGAATAGCCTTCCTTCTTTCCGGTATCTACAAAATCACAAGTTCCAAAACTTGATTTGTAACCATCTACTGGATAATTGCGCTCCTCAACCGAAGGATCTATACCTGCCTTAAGAAGCTCATCATTTGCGATCTCCACCCTTTCTGTAACATAAGAGTTTTCACCGGACCCTACTTGAGCAGTCAAGAACCTTCTGATAGTACCATTATCTATCTCGGCATCCATATTGATGGAATTAATAGCAGTAGGATCCAGATTATTTACCTTTCCTGCCATGTAGCCAGACAATCTTCTAAACTGAGCCTTCTGCAAGGACTTTTCCGGTGAATCAGCATTCCAATTGTATCTTTTGTAAGAATCAAGATAATGATACTGAGACAAAATATCAGAAATCTGATCGGGAGATACAGACATTTTTATCTCGTCCTGCATCTGGCCCGCTATCATGTCAGACACCCTACTATTTTTCTCAGCATATCTTAACTGAGTAATAGTCAAAGGCTCCCCTTCTTGATAATCTTTTAGATCTATATCACCATCCTTATCTATAGTCATATAATCGGATATATTAAAATCGGGATCACCATTGAGTTTCTTCATTCCATTAATAAGAGCCAACGTACCAGTAGAAGAACCATTATTCTCGCTTGCAATAGCATCAGATATGTTTTTCCCCAACTTGCCGGCACTCGCCTTAGCTCCTAATGACGGAGATATAGCACTAAGAATATCTATTCCTCTCGAAGGATCCATCATGTACTCTCTAAACCCTACAGCATCAGATACGCCAGTTGTTATGGCCGTGGCGAGTAGGAAAGCTCCAGCCTTATCATCTGTATCGGTAAGATTTATAAAAGAATTTCCTTTCATAAGCTTAGCATTACGAACTTTCCTGATAATATCCTTATTTTTTTCAGTAACTATGTTATCGATTTGATAATCAGTTATGTTATTTATAGCCTTTGTGGCTCCATTTGCCTTAGAATCAGAAAGAAGTAAAGCATCATAAGCTTCAGATAATCTGTTATTTCCTTGTCCGAAATATCCGTTTTTCTGACCTCCATTGTTTTTCAAATAAGAATATATCCGCTCTTCAGGAGTCATATTAGCATACAACCCTGGGTCAGTCTTTTCTTCTTCGTATGATGCTGCAACGATATTGCTTCTATCTGTAGGAGATAATGAATTATACAATTTCAATAAATTGGCTTTACGATCTGTAGAATGAGATTTAAGTAACTCATAAGGAATATTAGCCAAGTTAATAGATCCTGTCTTACCCGTTCCAGAGTTAATAGCCGTAGGCCCGTCCATAGGAGCCATCGGTACTCTCATACCGCCTGCTCCTGTTGTGCCTGCGGATGAGCTTTCAGTTCCCATCTTGGAGCCGTAAGTGCGCATGTACTCGGTTTCAATCTTAGCCTGAGCAAGTTGCTCTTTTGCCAACGATATTTCAACCATAGACTTAGCATTGTCAGTCAAAAACTTTTGCTGAGCCCTATCCTCTGCCAACCTTGCAAAATAAAGATCGTCTTTCTTCCTTTCAAAACTTGTATTGTCGTATCTCCATGCATCAGTCATCTTATCGAAAAGATTATTAGTAACAACAAAATTAGCAGCCGCTACCGGATCAGACGAAGCTATTATCATATCTGCCTCCCTCTTGGCTTCTGCTTTCTGATTTTTAGCTTCCTGTATCTGGCTGTCAATACGATCAATAATATCTTTATTATCCCCCACTGATTTCTTTTTTGCTTCCAATGCTCCTATGTGCCTATCGTATCTTTCGACATAAGACCCAATGTATTGACTAACCAAATCCGGATTACTGAACACCGGATTGGTGGCTGCCATGTACGATGCTTCTATTCTCATCTGATTCCTCATGTTTTCAGATAAGTTAGCAGACACAAAATTCCTTATCTGGGAATCTGTAAGTTCATCTACATTAACTTCTATAATACCACCAGTAGGATTACCTTTAACATCATATTCTGTTGTCTGAATCTTCTTGCCTTCGTTGTTTTTCCTAAAGTCACTAACCAGCTTATTTATCTCCTTGGTATAATCGACATAAGGAGAATAATGAAGACCTCCTAACCTTGATCCTGCTTTACCATCTGACCTCCATTTGTAATAAGGATCCAAAGCATGCCATTCATTAATAGGAGAATAAAGTTCAGGATGATTCTGTTTTATAGATTCTATTTCCTTCATAACCCTCTTGCCTTCTTTTGTGCCGGCAATCGCGTTAATGACCGTATCATCTAACACCGAACTTATCTCTCCTTGTATGGCTCTCGTAACACCATCAGAAGAAAGATCCACGCCTTTGAATTTTTGATTGATGTTAGCAATCACACCTGACATCTTATCTTCCATATAAGCGCGGGCTTCAGGCTTATCTATCTCTTGACCCATAAGATAATCTACCTGGGTATAGATCTTTTCACGAGCAGCATCAACCTTCTGCTGTTTGTACATCATGACGTCCTTAACAAGATCTATGTTGTAAGGACTAACATACGGGGCATATTGCCTTAAAATACTATACTGTGAAGCCACTATTTGGTCCTCCTTCTTCTTTTAGTTTCATCATCTTCTTCATTTAAACTTCTCAAGTAAGGTGTAGAATAATCACCCATATTCATCACATCCTGATTGCCTTGAACGTAAATAATTTGACCACTTGGAAGCATTCTCATATTCGGGGCTATGGAAGCTATGGTATTCAACGATGTACGAACATTAAACTTATTCTGTATCTCGCTGTTTATACTATCATAATAACGAGCAAGATTTTCATCCCTTATAGCCATAGCTTTCAACAACCCAGATTCATAACGTTGCCTTTCCGCTATGTTCTTATCGTCTGTCTGAACATAAGCCATTTCATTGAATCTATCAGCTTCGTTTATTTGCCTTGCGTTACTGAAATTTACTTCATTAACGTACTTAGCTATATTGCTTCCAGCTATGGCGTTCATATTAGCCAGAATAGCAGCTCGCTGGGAGTCGGGCACGTCACCTACTGCGTCCAACTGAGCCGATGTCGCGCGGTTGAGCTCGTTGATATACTGATCAGCAGATTGCAGAACCGGATCTATTCTCGGAGCCTGATGCCTTTCCAATCCCTCTATCTCCAAGCCTGTATCGAGCGTTCTCAGCATCTCCGGGAAGATAGGACCGAACGCCGCCGGTCTGCCCTGTCCTTTAGGTCCGTTGTCTTCAACCACCTCCTCTGTATCGGTGTCGGTTGCAGTCGTAGGCGTACTTGCTTTCGGTTTTACCTCTATCCTTCCAGGAGATCCAATCTTAGGCGGTGTAAGGCCTGGTGCTATGGGACCGGCCTCAATAGGCTTCATTTCTGGTTTAACAGACTCAAGAACGAAGTCTATTTCCGGCATTAACCCACTATCTCTTAAAGCAACAAACTTATTATAATCGGAGCCCAGAATCTTCTTAGCGGCATCAGATTTATCACCAAATAAGTCAACATAATTCTTTATTCCTTTTTCGTTTAACAATCTTTTTTGCTCTGCCGAAACAACGTCCAACCCATAATAAGAACGAGTAGCTGTTGTCTGACCAAACTTATCATCTACGGCAAATGAATTATAAGCCTGATTCCCTCCGTAGCTTCCGGCGTCCTGGCCCCAGAATCCGTATTCATCTCTGAATTTCTTGGCTGCATCAGCATTCGTAATAGCGCCTACATCAGCTAACGCCCACAATGCATTTAATTGCCTGTTGTATCCTTTCTGGAAACCTTCTGTATCAAAATCACCATCCGTATTGTACTTGTTAGCCCATCGGTTTATGTCGAGCAAATTAGATACCGCCTTATCATTTACCCTGCCGTATCCTAAATTGCTTCTATGTTGGAGATTCTGGTTGGCATTGACACTGGAATCAGGATTAAGGATCTGCTCACGACCACTAACATCAGATACAGTCATATTAAGAGTTCGTCCAAATAACTGATTGATAAGCTTATTGTAGCCGATAGCATTCTTTCTAAGTTCCTCCAGCTCCTTCTGAGTAGGTCCACCTTCAGCCATTTTTCTGGTTTGCTTAACATACTCGTCATATATCCAGTTCTTAGCATCTGATTCTGCAATATTAAAAGCCTTAGCTTGTTTCTTTACCTGATTCAGATCAACAACCCCTCCATCCCTGAAAAAAGCATCCATCTTCTCGTTACGCTTAGATTCTTCCTGTTTGCCATAAACGATTTCAGCGAAAGAACGAAATTGTGCTTCAAGCTCGTCTATCTCTTTCTGGTTTTCATTGACGTACTTGGAAAGAATAGAAGCATTAAGATTAGATGTGTTTTTGTCTTTTACATCTTCATTTTTCTCTAATCTCTTATATACACGCTCCTGATCTTCGTACTTATCAGACAAACCAATCTTCTTCTTATATCGATCAAGGAGTGTAGCATACGTATCTTTTGACGTTGCCTTAATACCATAATTTTCTCTAACGTAAGAGGCAAACTCATCATCTATCTTACGATAATCGGAAACAATATAAGCCTCTGGCAAATCAACCGGAGTGCCACCATTTTCATGTCTGTTCCCTTTGGCTTCCATAGGCCCTACGGAGTCAGGAGTCAGCACGTACTCGCCTTTCTCTATCTCTACATTCGCAGCATCTTCCATAGACTTGGGAAGAGGATAAATATATTCGCCGGTCATATCAGACGTATCTATCTTCTGACCGTTACCTAAATTCACGCCACCACCTTCACGTTCCCACTTGATGAATTGCTGCCGGCGCTCCTTGGCAAGTTTTTCCCTCGCTGCCTGCTCGTCTCTGCTGGCTGCATACGCAGCAGATGAAGCTCCCATGATATTACGGGTAAGACCTAATCCTAAACTAACACCAGACAAGGCAGCTTGAGCCACATTAGCACCGACCTTATTACCGGCTCTTATCCGGCCAAGACTTGTACCGAACATTTGAGCTCTGCCGGTTAGATCGGGTGAATAATATGGGGTAGTCATAGGATCAAGAGGATTACCATCTTGGGAACGTTTTTCTTTAGAGGAATCAGCATCAACACCACCTACATTCATTGCATTATCAACGACTGATTTCTCTACGTTTTTAACCATACCCCTATTATCAGCGAGATATCCTGCATATCCTGCATCATTGTTTTCAAAAAACGGATCGGATGTAGGCATACTACTAAATGGATTTTTCTCCCCCTCCTCTGTTTCTAAAATCACATCAGAAGGCATATATATATTCTGAATATCAGATTCACCCCATTTATTAACAGGCGTTCCATAATCAAGAATAGGCTGAGTAGAGGATACATTAATATCCTGTTTCTTATCCTGAACACTACCGCCAGGAGCGAATATCGGACGATTTTTTATGATTCGTAATTTCATACTATCTTTTTTCACAAAGATAAGAGAAACGAACGAGAAAATCCAACGTTATGGGATACGTTTAAAAATCAATCATGTACGGCAGACAAACCGCCCGAATCAGGATCATACTTAAGACCGCATGCCCGGCGATAGTTCTTAAGCGCTCTCTTGTACAAAAACAGCACTGTCTTGGAAACTATTTTCTTCATAGATTTGGTTAAAACCTCTTCTGTTGAAACAGACATCAGACAGCTATTCAAGAACGACCTGACATTGAAGCCAAACAAGATCTTCACCATTTTTCTAAACGTTCTAAAAAGATATGATGCCGAAAGAGCCTTTAATCCATTGCGAGCCAATCTCTTATTTAAATACGAAACAGCCTTGTCGGATAGACATATCCTATTTTTTCCTTGACTGTCCACCTCTGACGAAAACCACGAATATAAAGTGGTAGGATGTTTCTTAAGGTGATTAATGAAAGAAGTCATTATCCCTTCTTTTAAAGCCCTTTTATGGGCTACGCATGCAGCAATCTTCTCTTCTCTTTTCAAAGAGCTGTCAAGGCATCTAAACACCGTCCTATCGTCTCCGATGAAATACTGAGGACGTTCTTCCTTGAACTTAGCCCGATAAGCGGCATATCCTTCCTTACGAAGCATATCTATCTGAGACCGGATATAGAACCTTACACACTTTTCTTCAGCCTCTTGCACGCTTTTAAGATAAGGAACTGACTTTCTTCCATATCGAAGATAGTCATAAACCATAGCCTCTATGAAGTCATTGTATGGGAAGAATCTTCCAAAACCAAAGTTCCAAACTATGAAACATCGCACTCTATCTTTCCAATAATCAGATATGAGAAAATTGCTACAATATCTCAACTTCCTGTCTTTCTGATAAAAATGATGAGTATGTTTGTCATAAAATAGATTAAAATATCTCAAATTGCCTAAACACTGACCGGCTGGACGGCGTACTACATTGTACCCTAAGTTGCTGAAGCTATTGTATATAACTTCTATCGGAGAGACCTGCTCTTTCTTAAAGAGCTTGTCGTGTAACTTGTGAGGATCTGTTATTTCTTTTAACTTTGTGTCCATATTAATGGGTTTTTAGTGCAAAGATATGGTTTTTCATCATACGCTCAAAGAAGAAAATGCACGGCCTTGTATCCGGTTTGAGAGAAATAGGATACAAGGTTTTTTGTTTTATGACGGTTTGGATAAGAGACGGGAAAACGACTCTGAACGTAACCTCCTGACCGTCAGTGGTGGGACAACAAATCTTGAATTAAAACTACGCCTATGAATAGTCTCCGTTTTCCTTAATATTAAGACCCTTTTAAATGATCTTACCCATTATATCATTTATATTATTTTATATACTTTACCATTTATTCATATAATTGTTTACAGTGAATGAACTTAACGACCGAAGGGAGTTAAGTGAGTGAACAGATTAACAAATTACTTTTTCCGTCTATTGTATTGTTTGCCTAATTGTGTTAAAGGATTGAGTATCGTGACCGAAGGGAACGATGCGAAAGAACATATAACATTTAAAAAACGACTGAACCTATCGACTGAAAGGAGATAGGTGATGGAGTGACGTTAATAGTTATATTAGGTAGCCAGTGGAGAATTAGGCAGGCTGGTAGGCGAGACGGGCTCCCATGCCCGTCAGGACAGTGGAGGTACGTAGGTCTGTTCTGTTAAACCAAGGCGATGATAGTTCCATCCTTCACGAAATCGCACAAAAAAGCCGGATTATCTTGATATCGTTCTTCAACCTTCGGTATCCGCATAACGAGTCTCAAATCCGGCTTCGCTTTATTAATATGAGAAATAAAATAATTGTTCTAATTGTCAGTGACGCCTTTAATGCGAAGCTGAATATTGGGAAGCACGGCGTTAATCAAAGCCATTTTCTTATCCTCTTCGCTTTCTTTTTGATTCTGTCTATACATCATATTATAATCACTGTCATCACCATCCTTTTTCCCGTCTAACGTCAGTAAATGATTTATGATGTCCTTACCATACGTTTCAGTCCATGTACGGAATCTCTCTTCCTCGGACTGTCCCTCCTGGGACGGGGCTTCTGGGTTAGGGAGGGCGGCTGCCACTTCTACCTCTGGAAGTGTTACCGATGCTGCTATTTCACCAGCATCTCCGAATCCCATTTGACCATACAAAGATACTGAATTTTCTTCAATTTCCAAACCAAGATTTTTAGCAACTTCCATAGCATAGTTATAACGGTCATCATTTCTTATAACACTCTTATGAGGACGCCCTGCTCCTTGGTTCCAAGCTACTACAGCATCTTTAAGGTTATCGGCGTTCATAAAGTCCTGCCGGCTGTAATTGTAATACCCTGGTCCTTCTTTTCCTTTTCTTGTGTATAAGAAATTAGAATATCCGGTCTTTCCTTCGTATTCGTCAGCTAAGAACTCAAGTTGGTCTTTGAATGTGGGTGTAGAATGACCTTTCTTTTTGGCATGCTTGAATAGCTTATCCATGCGCTCATTATGCCATTGCTGTATGCCGTATGATGTTCTGTTGTCTCCGTATATGTCGTCTTTAAGACCGGATTCAGCCATGAGATTACCTATGATGGCAAGCGCCTGTATTTTAGACATGCCTCGCTTTCCAGTAAAGTATTCATATGCTTCACGCTGTTTGCCAATTACGCCACCTTCTTTTTTAATATTAGTATTGTACCTCTTTCCATTCCACGTAAATTCCTTAAGACCTCTTTTCATGGCTTCTTTAAAGGCTTCGCCTCTTGTAGTGGAAATAGGGTCTTGTAATTCAAGATCGTTTTTTATACCAAGAATGGCATTAATAATATTATCATCCTTTTTATCATCATCATCTAATTTATCAACATTATTCGAAACGTAAGATTGGCTTATCAAGTTTGATACGCTCTTTCTGTTTTTATAAGTTCCTTCTTTATCTGATGGAGCTTCAAAAGCATATACAAGTGGATACGAATAATCCGTATCTGGATCTTCTGACATAAATTCGTTTACTGCATGAATAGCTTTTTTGTATTTAGTATCTTTTATACTATACTTCCCAGCATCTTGAACATGATCATAAAATCTGTCTATCATGTAGTTGATATATCCACGCTTATCGCTCTTAAATCTTTCTTTATCTCTTTCAAACTCTTTTGGCGGATATCTTTTATAATATTCTTGAAAAAGTCCCCTAAATTTTCCATCCTCAGATACAGCGTAGGGGTTTCCACCAGATTCTTCAATAATATTTCCAAGTACGGCTTCTATCTGGCGTTGATTAAAACCTTTGTCATATAAAGCATCATAGATCATATTCATCCCTTCTACGTCCATAGTGCGATGTTTACCTTTACCTACACGCTTCATATTCTCATATTTGGATTTAAATAAATCCCAATCTATTTCTGGCTTAGAAGACTCCCCTCCTTGTTTTTTGGATCTTATCTCCATCCTTTTATCCAAATCATTCTTGGAATCAATAATGGATCTAAACAGGATCTTGTTTGGATCGCTCTCTTCGTATGGGATTTTATCTTCCACATAATCCCTGATTTCAAAAGGATATCCTATTGCATCAAGAGTCTTAGTAACAATCCCTACTTTAATAGGTTGATCATTCCTATAAAAATCATACTTATCCTTTACGACCATCCTGCCTTTATCATCACGGTACATGGTAAAACTTGATAAGCCTGACAAATCATTTAAATCGCCGTAAGCATCCGGTATAAAATTGTATTCGTTAAATACCTGATGTTCTCCGGTTCTGGCTTTTTTTAAAAGATCTATCCCCTCTTCCACCATTCCAAGTTTCCTGCTCGTTACATCCCTTAACTCCTCCAAATCAGATACGTCCTTGCCTGTAACTTTTCCATCAATTATCTTATTATCTAAGGAATCAAGTTCCTTTCCATATTTTTTAGCCATTTTTTCCCACCCACCATTTATCCTGTCAGATATAATGGATTTGATATTATCTGGTATTCTAACAATCCCGTTTTCCTCTTTCAGGTTATTTGGTTGGTTTAAGAATCTAAACCAAAGATTTTGACTAAAATCATCTACATTGGCTTTCGGAACATCTTGACCAAAAAATTCCATTATTTTGGTTTTTAATCCTCTTTCGTTAGCATACACATCAGGTGTTATATTAGATGCCAGATATTCTCTAAGTTTTACAAACGGACCAATTTTATTCCATAATGTTTTTGGTTGTTTGTCCTTTACATAATTTTTAATTTTCTTTGCCATCTTTTTCTTCCTCTAAGAATCCAAACATTTCACCTGCGCAATTACCAACAAATCCGGCTATGTAAGCTGCGTGTTCATCTTCTCCCACCTTAAAGCCAAGAGACATATTACAATGTTGGCATACCGACATAGCTGCATGAAATGATTCATGACATATGTTTTGTATAGTCATATCATTCTCACTTTGAAAATTCCATAATAACTTAAAAGCTCTATCATCTCCCTTATCACGAACAAGATTCATAAAAGAGACTTCTGAATCTAAATCGCCTTCATCTCCCCATTCTCCTTCATGATCCAATTCTGCATTCTCAAAACGATCACACAATGTTTTGTAATCTAACCCTATGGTGATAATCAACTTTAGTGGATATATCACAAAATCAAATTCTTTTTCTTTCATTTTTCTTCCTCCTTCTTAAATTTGTGGTAAGCATCACAAACCTTGTCAACCAACCATCCCATTAGATAGGCAGCGTGCTCATCTTCTCCGGCGTCAAAACTGTAGTTAATATTAAGATACTTACAATAAAGGGAAAGACCGTGCAGACATTCGTGTCCTATGGTTCTAACATCCATATTAGACAGTGAATGAAACAAGAAACATATTTCTTTCCTGTGATTGGTTCGGTTTCCTACGAAAATAGTTCTGCCACCATAATCATCAGTCCACCCCTCCCAGCTCTGATCTTCTACTTCCAGGTTGGCGAACGTCTTAACTATATACTCTTCATCTGCCCCAAGCAATACCCTTACATTATAGGGGTATATGTCATTTTTATATAATACTTGTTTCATAACAAACTGTTTTTCAACAAAGATAAACAAAAAAGCCGAAGATATACTCACGTACTTCTTCGGCTATACCTTTAAAGCTAAAACTTGTTTACTATTGAAGCAAAATCAATGATTATATTTTTATTTTCTTAATTTCTTCAATCATATTCTTATATCCACAGAACTTGCTGTTAATAACATCGAAGATAGATTCTGACCAGCCAGCTATGTTCAAGATATTAGATCCTCTGTAAAACATCTCACTTCCATATCCTTGAATAGAAATAGAAACGATTTTGCAATTTGGATTCACTTTTTTAAACCCTTTCAAAAGTTCGGCGAATTTACCATATTTATAATTGGAACTTTTCTCCCATACAACAGATTCACCGTCTCCTATCTGCATATCTGAAATAACGTACAAGTTATCTACTTTGATCTTATCTTTAACGCACTTATCCAAGAATGCAAAAAGACCGTTTTCAGTGGCACCACCGCATTCTCCTCCGGCAGTAAAAGATTTTTTGTTATTCCATAAAACACCTTTACTTCTATCATATTCGTAATTGATAAGTTTGTCACCAAACATACCAATAAATACGTCAGGAAGCACAGAAGCAATCATACAGCCAAATAAGTTACCAATGACAGCCGTACTTGTTTTGCTAAAGGCAGACACCTCAGAAGATCCTCCCATATCTCCACGTACAGAGCCAGAGTGGTCAATCAGGATAGCCGACCGCCCCTCCAATACCGGCAGGTTCTTGCAGGAGATGGTTATGGCTTTCTCCAACGCATCTAAAATCTTATCTTTGTTACGCGCTGTTAATTTAGCACGTTTTTTATCCGACTCAAATACAATATCATTTTCGGAATCATCAGTGCCTATATTTTCAACCTCTTTGAAAGCTGAAGCAAAACGGAAAGGAAGCATCTTCGAATTAAGCACCTTCTCTTCTATTGTAAGCTGCCTACAAACTTCATCTATTTGATCAGGCGCGTATTTGATTATGTTTACAAGGTTACGAACCATATTAAAAATAGGCATGCCTTTTACATTAGAAACCACGTCCCGAATAGCGTCACCTAAAGCTTCTTTCTTTTCCTTATTGTCTTTCTTATCCTGTCCGGCTTTAGACATTTCTTTTTCAAGAATCTTGCTTTCGTATAATCCAGACAAAGACCGACCTTCTATAAGGTACTGGAAAGCCGTTTTGTTAGCCTGATTGCCTTTAGGGTGAAATAAGTTTACGAGGTCAACCATAGTAATGACCCTACTGTCCATCTTGTACTTGTCAATCCGATACGGATCAAGACCTTCCAAAGCCGTCTTAAATCCTTTCTTAATAGCGCTGGATATTCCTCTTAACTTCTTTGGATTTTTGTCGTTAAGAGCCGCATAACAGCCAAGGATTTCGCTCATATCATCAGGACGCATAATGATCTTGTTATAGAACCTTGAAGCCCATTCCTTACCCGATGCTTTGCTGGCAAGGACAGAAGCCATAAGATGCGTTACCGACCTAAGCTTTCCTTCTTTCCTGACATACAATGCTGTTTGTGCTCCGAAATACGGATCTACCTGATCCATAAGGTTCTTAATTCTTTCTACTTTATCTTTTTCTTTCTCATAATAAGAATCGGATAACATAGTAGTCATTACCGTAGCTACCAACTCTTCTTCTGCGTTAGGCTTATACGCCTTCTCTCCCATGTGATTCACGATCGTAGGTTTAACACCTTCATCCTTTTTGTTAAACTTTCCCATTTGTTGTTGTTTTCTTTAAAGTGTTATACAAAAAAAAGCAGTGATATTACTACCACTGCTTGAAAAAAAATATATCAAAATGAATACTCAATGAGGGAAAAGCTGAAGTTAGTGTAAACAATGAAATAATGGATTTGAACCATCGACCTATACTTTAAAAGAGTATCGCTCTATCCATCTGAGCTAAATTCGAAGTAACTAACCCCATCACCACTCATTAGTTTTTATATATTTCAAACAGAGGAAAAACGGAGCCGGACAAAATGAAAATATTGGATTCGAACCAATGAAAAGTATTATTACAGAATACCGCGTTATCCACTACGCTAATTTTCGAAGTAACCGAACTCCTCACCATCTATATATTTTATTAAAACAGGGAGAACCTGGAATGTGTTTTAATATGAAAGGAGGTTTTGATCTACCAACTGATCTAATTTTTCTTACATGAAAAATATAGGACTCGAACCTATGACACAAACCGAAGTATCACCTTCCATCACCACTGTCTTACATTATAATCTCTCTTGATTACGATGCAAATATAGACACTAAAATATGATTTACAAATTAAAATGATTTAAAATGTATTAATTTGGATAAATTATTTTAGAGTCATAATTGGATTACCCCATCTCTTTTTCCACTCTTTACCTAAATACATTCTTAATTCCTCGAATGAATGAACAAACTCCCCATCGATTATAGCTCCGACTGCATTCTCTATTGATATTATTTCATTTAACTCATTCTTCGTTGCAAAATTTCTAATCCCATCTTCATGTTTATTGAAAACAATAAAATTTATGGCTTTGGCTACTATTTTTATCTTATCAGATAATTCGCTTTTGTTTTTTATTAAAGAAGAAACAGACTTGCACATCTTAATGTAAGCTTCACCAGCTATATTTCTATTTTCTATAAAGTTGTCGGTAAGCCATAATATAACCTTAGCATATATTTCAGGATCTAACTCTAAGGCTATCATGACGAAAAAATACGGATTAACAAACCATTTTTGATCTTTTCCTTTTCCTCTCCTGTATGCCATTCCGTATTTCTTCAAATCAGTTAATTTACTTATATTCAATGAATTATCTTTGAGTGTATGATATCGTACAGTACAAGACAATTCATTGATATTCAATTCTTTAATTAATGCATTCATTTTCTCTTGAAAAGACGACGTAGACATTAAATGGTCGAGTCTTTTAGGCTCCAACCCCATAGCCGCTCTTTTCTGTGACAATACATCCATAACCTCTGTTATACACACAAAACCATCTTTTGACATAACAGAAATGTTTCTACCTAATAATTCTCTACTTTCTGATTGTAATAATACGTTACTTTTCATAATTTTACACCGTTTTATTGTTAATAAATAAGCGCCTACCTGTCCGCGATGGATCGATAGGCGCTACAAATATATTCAACTATTATTAAATCACAAAATAAAAACTACTTATTTTCAACTTGTTAAATATTGTAATTTATCTATTCTTAATCTTATCTTCAGAAATCAACCACTGGAATATGATTTTCCGGTTACTAATTACTTTCTTTATCCTCATCAGCATCCAACTTCCCCTTAACCTATCCAGCCATGACCGTCTAAAATTAAGAGCATCAGGATTAACTGACTTATTTATATCGTTATCGTCCTTGATCCAGATAGGTGTTTCAGATCGGTCATCGTCAACCCTGTTGAAGAAGTCATTTAACTTATGTCTTCTATATACCTCAGTATCCAGGACCTCAGTATAGTCACCTACGATCTTCGGATATGATATACGTTGTGCTAAATTATTCTTTTCTTCTGGAACAAGATGAATTTCGCCTGAGTTGTTTGTGTCGTTGTAGATAGTTATCGTATCTAAACCTACTTTCCTGTCAAGAGTGTAATTCACATCATCGACGTATTTCCTTGCATCAAGCTCGTATTCTACAGAAGCCAGCGTAGAGCCATTATATTTCTCTTTTATCGGCACTTCTAATATAAATGGATATGTTGCTCCATAGAATGTCTGGAAGCTCTTATTCGTCAGCAAATGGCTCCATAAACCACCTTCTTTGTCTGATGCCGGGAAGTTTATTCCTGTCTGGAAATATTGTTGCTGCTCTATATAATAGTCAGGGCAGAATGAGTAATACGATATCCATTCTTGCTTCAGACACGAATATCCGATAGTGAACGACACATCCTTGAAATACTGTTCGTCTTTTAAGGATATTTCCTTATCGTTTGACAACACCTCTGTTTCATTGTACAAGAACCTTCCACCATCATATTTGTAATATGCCGGGTTCTTAACAGGTATATAATCTTTTTTCGTGATAAGTACCCTCTTATACCTATTATCCCATCCAAGAGACAGACCAAGACCGATAAATTTATTATCCGTATCTTCTTCTGTCATTTCTGTACCAGTTAAGATATTAGTTATTCCGTATCTAAGGATCTTAAACGGAAGATGACGCTTAAGCCAATGTCTGATACCTACACTAAGTTCCTTGAGATTACGTCCGTTCGGATCGGTCATAAACACCTGTGCTCTTTTAGTATCTACCCAGAAATGACCAAACTCTGAACTAATTATTTCAGTGCTCTGGGTTCCAGAATAACCGAGGTCGGTCGTGTTGTACTCCAGAGGACGGGACGCGAACAGACCGCCGGTGCCCATCTCAGCCTGCCCCGGGGAGGTGCGCTCCTTGATTACGTCTATGGCGTTATGGAGTGAAACCTGATCCTCGAACCTGACAAGAATCTGATCGGATTCAATACGCTTCATGTGAATAAGCTTCCCGTTGCTGGTTGGAAACTCATGATAGTCCATAGGCTTGTACGTTAGCCACGGATCTGTTTGACTGTTTTCAGATACGTCAGCCCTACTCCATATAACACCATTAGGACGTTGGTAAGCACAGTCATAAAAACGTCGTTCGTACGTTGCCGGCAATACATTTGGTGTTAGTGTCATCCTCGACGAATAGATAGGACTTATCTTGTAATCATTATCCCTATGGATAGATACGTTCTTTTCTTGTGTCCACCAAACAAAATCTCCTACTTTTGGATAGAATAGTTCATGAGGCTGAGGGCCCTCTAATCTGAAATTACAATTTATTTCAGACTCTACAAGGAACTGAGGAATGCCATAGAACCATGTATAAAATCTTCCATTAACGTACCTGCCGGATGTGTCACCATTTAATTCGTATAAGCTCTTCCTGTTTGGATAAAAAGCGTATCTTCCTTTATTAGATGATGTCCAGCTATTGAAACGTTCGTTATCTATTGTCTCAAGAGCGTCTTCTCCAGTATCATAATTAACAAAATATCTTGGATACCCTACATTTCTGTAATCCATGTATGGGAATGGTATCATGTCTCCAATACCAAAAGCGCTATTATAAAAAACAGGGAATTTTCTTTTTAATGAAAATCTGGTTATCACCGTATCGCCACCGAATATCAGTTTCTTTTCATTAGTGAAAAATCCACATCCACCTATGGAAATCCATTTTATATCTTCTATCTGTCCATATTGATCCGGCCTATATCGCATAAGTCTCATATACGGAGAACAGATGTACGATACTGTTTTGGATTGCTCGAATGTTCTTCCTGCTACAACATCACTTCCAGCAATAACCGAATCATCTATGCGGCTACTGTCGTAATTGTAAACATAGTTCGGATATTCCAATAAATATTTCGATTTACCATCTCCTTTTTCACCTGGATCACCAAATGATAAAAATAACGAAGATTCACGATCTATATTATTAACGAATAAGAAACGTCCCTCATTATCATTTCTACCGGTTCCCCATTTAGAAGACATACTGGCATCCATCATCGGATATACGCCAGACTTAATGTACTTAACAGAAGATAAACCACGGGCAAAATTTCGTTCATACTTATCCTGATCTGTTATGCCTATCATTGAATTATATAATCCCACAGAAGTATAATACCATGCATGATTACGTCTTGGTCCATTGTTTATAAACGTATTAAGCCAATCATAACGGTACTTACCGTACAATATCGGGCCTTTAGCAAGAGTCTGACTGATGGTTGACACCATTGAAGAAAACAGCATGGCCACGCTTAAATTAGTCAGGAATCCTCCTCCGGTAAGACCGGCCGACCCTCCTATGTATCCAGACTGCGCCCTTATCTGAAGCTCTTCTGCTATCATAGCTGCTATTGTAGCACTTGATTCAACTGCGGCAAGCGACGCAGCCATCGTGTATGCGGCAGGACCTAAGATAGTCCATTTTGGATGATCTTCTACAGGTACGAAACTGCCCACAGACATTCCTCTTTGAAACCCGTCTATACATACTTCATTTGGAAGTTCTGGCTTGTTGAAATAAATATCAGGTGAACAGAATGAATACCACACGTTTCCTCCTTTGTCGAAAGGATGGGATATAAACTCGTCTCTTTTGCCAGACGTATAATTATATTGATCTTGTGACAGGTCATTATATGGGTAATTAGGATAGATATTCACATTACCATCGTCTCCTATGTATCTAAGCATATCATAGGCTAATCCTGAAGCCACAACCGACCTATTTAGTCTCCTATCTCCACGATACAGTTCATATCCTACAATCGTATTTCTTTGTTGTTGCGTAATCAAACCAGAATCCACTGCAAAATCCAAAAACACTTGTATGGTGTTCTCATCTACCATAATACCTACCGGATATATTTCAGAAGCTATGTCATATCCACGTTCATCACTGTTCATGAATGGTATATGCTTATTATCTGGAAACCGGTAATGACGTATAGGTTGCTGGCAAAATACGGTAGAAGTATCTACCCCTCCATAAGAATGACCCTTGAAATAAGATAATCCATTTTTGTCTGACAAAGGAGCACCATAATATTCTGTTAACTTATTCATAATATTAGAATAAGCTTCTGATTTTTTTGGATCACCATAAGATCTGCCTGTGTCTATTTTCATCCTGCTACTATCATAAAGTTCAAAATTAGCAGGATATTTCTCAGATGATTCCCAATATGCAAAATCCCCGTATTTATAAGGACGAGGCTTGCAATTGATGGGCCTATCTCCACATGTCTGACATTTTGATGCAAATAAGACAGTTGATCTAAGTGTTATAGAATCCACAGACAAATCAATCTTATTTACCTCCTTTTCTCTTATACCAAAAATATACGGATATATAGTTTTACCTGTAGCAAAAGCGACTCCAAGAATAGCACGGGAAGGCTTCTTTCCTTCTTCTTCCTCTTCTTCTGGGGTATCATAATTTTTATAAGAACAAAATTGAATTTGTCTAAACGTCATTATCCAAGGAACTGCTACAATAGGAGATTCTATTGTAACATAAAAATAATTTTGACCTATAGAATCAAAAAACTCTTCATTTATTTCTCCGAAAGCCGGTCTTGCTATGTTAACAATAACGGAATGAGATGATTCATACTCAGGTCTATCAAATTCAACTGGTACTATTCCAAGAGGGGACCATGTTTCAACATCCTTCCAAAAAGAAACACGAACGTAATTGGTAGACACAGCATCCATTATGCCATCTACCTTTCCAAGAGCTTCAAGATAAAGAACTTTGTTCTCGTCTTTATAACCTTCTATGTCCCACTCTTCTGGTCTATTGATTCTAATAAATCTTGCATTTGTCATTACATTTCTGACAAACTTCCATACCACAAATTCAGATGCGAATCCAATATTAAGCTTATCCCCTGTAGGATTATTAAATGTAGCATTGTTTACATACCCTTCAAATTTCCAATCAGTTTCATCTATACCGGTATCCGAATTTTTATATATCATATCTTGCAACTTCTCAGAAGCTTCAGGCCAAAATTGCTCAATACAATACCTGGGTCCGTTCTTTGATCTATACTGATTATTTATGACTGTACTGGTAGATCTACCGGCTCGCCAATCTCCTACATCATTTATCTTTTGGCTCCATCCATCTATATGAAGAATATAACTTCCAAGAAGATAATTATAATTCTGAAAGTTGTTATAATCAGTTCTTGACACAGTAGGATCAGAGCAATAACTCTCAATATAACATCCGCATGTACAAGGCATGGTATCTAATACGTATATAGCATCAGACACGGTTTTTAAAACAGATCCAGGTTGTAAGTATGGATAAAACTCAGAACAAAGGTGTTGATTGCCATCACCTGATATGCTGCCAGCGCTATACCCAAAAAATGCTTCTTCCATCCATTCAGATAAAGAATCCATTGTCTCGTAATTAAACAACACAGAATACTTATTCTGATTTTCTCCTCCTGTGGTATATAGATAATCTGTAGAGACGTGTTCCATTTCGCTAAGAACCTTATAGATATAATCTTCTACAAGGCCTGTTATTAGTGGAACTGGAGCAGACAATATAGATTCTTGACGATGGGGAACTTCGCAGTCTCCTTCCATTTCTGGCAACCCAATATGATCAATTGGTTCCATATAATCCTGTGTTCCGTCTTCTCTGTATTTGGTAGCTATATCGCATATCTGTCTTTCATTGTCTCCATTCTCCTTATTGTTACAAGCTACAAGACCTATATTTTCAGACAAATAATTTATAGGGGTTCCTACAATATCATCATAATCGATAATAAATCTTGATTTCCCTTTAAAAGTAGCGAAATTGCTTTCCACTATAACAGTTTGACCTACAGTAGCCGGGTTGTTACACTCTTTCTGTTCTTCATCTATAACAACCGCATCGTCGTCAATCAATACCCCATCTCCTGCCGTATTGCTATACTGCCATACATATTTCCTATCAACACCTGAGCAATCCGGAGCATATGCGTTTATAGACTGGTATGGGATACTGTCTTTGTTCATTTCCTCTCTTGCCTTATCAGAAGGTGGGGGAACAAGAACGAATGCTGGAGTTTTATAACCAGTAGATGTCTTAAACGAGATAGAAAACGGATACACTTCATTCCTCATGTATCCCACATACAACGAACAAGCATTACCATCCTTATACAGGTCTTCGTGGGCTACAGACGCCTGCCATTTTAGAAAATGCCCCATAAGAGAAACTACAGGCTGTAAATTCCATTCTTTTTCTGCCGTAAGACCATATTGAAGAAGACGGTTTCCGACTGACACTATTCCTCTTGATGTATTATATATGGCTCTTTTTAAAGAAATGTGTTCGAATGTCGTTCTTTTGTTATTAAGATCAGAATAATAGTATATAGTCTTCTCTGTAATAGGATGAATACCTTCTATAAAATAATCCACTACAGGTTGTGTTTCACCATTGTATCCAACAGTATTCTGAATAACAGCCACCTTATAATGGCTGACTTGCCTATCCAGATTAGACACCTTAAGTCTTATACCAAGATTAGTTCTTTCTCCCCATTTACCATCATTTATCCTAATATATTGTTCGTCAAATATATGAACAGGGTTAGTTAATGAAGTATAGTTAGTTTTCTCGTTACCAAATTCATCGCACAAGGCCACAGCAAACTGATACACGCCCGCACGCAGGCTGCCCCCGTACTCTATCTGTACCGGCTCTACGCATGGCTGGTCCAGTAGCGGAAACACCCTAAGTTTCTCACATGCCAGAAAACAACCATTCTCCTGCATGAATTTGTCTCTATCGTATTCTTTATCGCATATCTTATACCCATGATAATGATACCATATATCACCTTCATCATCAGGAGTAAGGGCCTTGTCTACAATAACATACCTGGGAGGATTATAATCGTCAGTCCAATAAATACACTTACCACATTTCTCTGTCTTGATTTCTATGGTTTTTATAGGATGATAGATAGAGAAATTGAGGCACGGATCTTGCTCGTTGTCTTCAAGCAGGGTTTTCATGCCAGAGCACAACGACTCCGATCCTTCTACCATAGATTCTATATCGGAATCAGATAAGATACTTGTATCGGATTCAGGCTTGAAATAAGTTATCTTAGATACGCCTGTTTCAGGATTTGTTATAAAAAAATAGATATTGCCTGAAGTAAGATCATTCTTGTAACCAATAACTTTAAACCCATCGAAATCAATGCATTTAAGGTTACTGTGCTCATTAGATCTCATCCCAACATTACCGTCCTCGGATTCGATGTTGGCATTCAAGGCAAACGTATAATGCTGATCCGTAAGACTCGACGGATGCAGATCGCGATTCATACCTGTTTGAGGAACCGCTATGTTTCTATTATCTTCTGCTGCCATTTTATAACTGTTTGTCACAAAGATAGCAAAAGAAGAACTAACTCACACAACAGAAGCTACTGGAATAACAAAACCTTGCGCCATAGCTTTATGGTAGTCTCCTGTTAAATAATTATTGTTAAATTCGAATCTCCTCATCATACCATAAACTTTTTGGTGATTATATACAACTTTACACCACAAATATACCGAATTGTTTTTATTTATAAATAATAATTCCTACATTTGTGCCATGAGATTAGTCGAACAACATACAATCAAGCCAAGTTCTGTTTATTACAATGAACTTTATGATCTATTGCATAAGTGTAAAAACTTATACAATAAAGGATTGTATGTTGTTAGACAACACTATTTTCAATACAAGGATGATAATACTGTAAAGTACAAATATCTCAACTATTATTCTCTCGAAAGAGTGTTGAAAACAGAAAATGATGTTGACTATCGTGCTTTACCAGCACCAGTTGCTCAACAGGTGTTGATGATGGTTGATAGAAACTTTAAATCTTTCTTCAATCTCTTTAATAAAAAGAATAGAGGTGAGTATTCCGAATTTGTTAGAATACCTAAGTATCTTAACAAAGATGGTTTGTTCCCTGCTGTTTTTACAACAAATGCTTTTTCTCAAAAATGGATAAAGCAAGGCGTTGTTAAGTTACCAAAACAATTTTCCTTTACAACAAGGACTAACAAACAAAATATCCAACAACTTAGATTCATTCCTAAGAGTGGGTATATTGTTCTTGAAATAGTTTACAACAAGAAGGAAAAGGATCTTATGTCAGATAATGGAAACTATCTTGGTATCGACATAGGATTAGATAATTTAGCATCTTGTGTTTCTAACAACGGTTCTTGTTTTATCATCAATGGTAGACCTCTGAAGTCTATTAACCAATATTATAACAAAAGGTTAGCATTCTTAAAATCTAAGTTAAAAGATAATAAACATACTTCAAAACAAATAAGGTCATTAACAAACAAAAGGAATAACAAGATCAAAGATTATCTTCACAAGGCAAGTAGGATATTGATTAATCACGTAGTTTCCAATGGTATTAATACGATCATAATCGGTCATAACAAATGCTGGAAACAAGAGATCAATATCGGAAAACGAAATAATCAGAACTTTGTATCTATTCCTTTTAATATGTTTATTTCAATGATATCTTATAAAGCTACATTAGAAGGAATCAATGTTAAGATCGTTGAAGAATCTTATACTTCAAAATGCAGCTTTTTAGATAATGAACAGATTTGCAAACATGAATCTTACAAAGGAATAAGGACCAAACGAGGATTGTTCAAAACTTCTTCTGGTAAGACAATTAATGCTGATATCAATGGTGCTTTTAACATCATTGATATCAGCAAAAGAATCCTTTGATGTAACGATGTTACCAGAAGGTAGAGGGTTTTGGTGGAAC